CAGAAGGACCACAAACCGACAATAAGATTTGCGTCAAAAGTGGCTCATTTTCTTAATTGGTTACTCTCTAAAGTCCGTATAGTTGCGTGTTTTCCGTAAATTGTGGCAGTTTTTAGTGCATAAATACAACTTTTTTGCAATAAAACTGCTTGAAACTTAGGAAAACTCGCATATTCGGACTCATTTGCTTTTTCAGCCCGACAATAAATCGGAAACAAAATCGTCTTTTTCCATTTTCAAACCGTTTTTGAGTTAATAATTATTCAATAGCCATCTACTTCAGTATTTGTTCCTCCATCTCTATAGAAACTCCAATACATAACCTTAATGGCTTCTTGGTCTTTGTCCGATACCTTAATTATATCATCCCCATTATCATAACGAACCCTTATTTCAACCGTTTTCGCTTTTGTTATGTCACGCGGAACCGTTGAAGTACTATTCATAATTCCTATATTAAACAGGAGAATAAACTTCCCACTGCCAGCAGACTGGATGAAATTTGGAGTTATTTGATGTGGCACCCCGTCGCAAACGAGAACGATGGTCTCAGGTTTGTACGCACCTTTATGTGACAGGTACATTACAAGCTGAAACGAGCCTACATTTGGAGTACTCAGTTTCTTCCCCGTTATATTGTCCAGTTCTTCAATAGAATAAATGGCTGTCAAAACGCAGCTTCCAAACCTTTGACGCCCCTTGTGTTCTACAAGAGTTCTGTACTTAATCTCATCACGAGTTCTTACGATGAGATGTTCAGGGAACGGCTCCACTTTTGCAACTTCACGTTTTGTTGTATCTTTAGCATTATCATTCTCTTCTGTTGCAGGCCCAACTTCTGTTGTATCTTCTAATGTGTCATTATTGTTAGTCATGCTATTATGATTACTGAAAAAGCAACCTAAAACGCAAAGAAGAATAAACGCCAAGATAAAAATTGCTTTTTTCATGCTTTCTTTGATTTGTTCTCATACTTGGAAAGTTCAGCCTGGAGAGCGTCAATGGTGGCGTTCTTCGACTTTATAGTCTCTTGCAGCAATTTTATTGTGTCAATAAGCGTGTCAAGACGGGCATCATTTTTCTGTTTGGCATCATCTGTTGTAACAGATGGCTCAACCAGATACATACTACCGTTCCCACGCAATAGCCATTCTGCTGAAAGTTCTCCGTAATTAGCAAGGGTGTTGATGACAGTTTCAAGAGAGAGGTCTCTTTTGCCATGAAACTGATTGTGTAGTGTGGCATGTTTCATTCCAATGCCTCCTGCAAATGCGTTTAAGGTCAAGCCTGTCTGCTCCTTGAATTCGACAAGCCGATTAAAAACATCTTGTCTAAAGTCTTTTGCTTCCATTTTCAAACCGTTTTTTTAGTTAAAAATTGTGTCAAATGGCGTTATTTTTCACAAAATTGCGCCATGTGTTGCAATTTCTTCCAAAAATATTTGGAATAATTGCGCCAAATGTTATACCTTTGCGGTATCAAATCAATCAATCGAGGGCAAAGTTATGACAAAAAAGGCATTTTACCAAAGAAATCTTTCAAAAACTCTCGTTCTCGGCTTGATTGTAACAAGCGGATGCTAATTCGTGTGTTCGCAGGTCTGCGCCAAGAGGGGCGCATCAGGTTCGAGTCCTGGCATGATCGCCATTGAAGAAGAGTTCTTTGACAGACTTCCATAAATCATATAAAAATTATGGAGTTCCCCATTGGACGCCAAAGCTACATAAACACGGGCGAGGCTCGTTAAGGGTAGATAGGGGCGGAGGGAAACGGGGCTGAATGTTCCCCGGAGGAGTGACCATTATAACCCAAAGAGAGGGGACGGTCGCAAAGAGCAACAGTCCATCATCCGGACAGAGAGATGAGAAGTAGATAAATACATTATTAAATTATAAGGCAGGTTTTCCACATTTTCAAACCGTCCTGCCTGGGGCCATAGCCTCAGCGGAGGCTGTAAGCGTACACACCGGAACACGCATGGCCACTACAACCCCCTAAATTTTAACGAAGATGATAAATTTCAAGAAACTGAAAAGCCAGATTCATCGAGCTGGCATGCCTTACACGTCTGCCTACTTTTTTGAGGCTACAGAGAAGCAGATTGCTGATTCTGACTGGGAGATTTTCAGCATCGGAGTAGAAGGCAGCAAGAGGAAACTCATCAAAGTGCTTGTAGATACCATCCACATGAAAGGAATGGACTACTGGAGAAAGGAGTTCCTCTTATGAGAGTAAGTTTAGACAATGTGCCGCTTGCCACCCAGTCGGCAATGCTGCAGAACATACTGCTTGCCTTTGAGCATGAGACTTTCAGCAAAGAACTTGCCGCCCATATCGTAGGCGGTACCGGCAAACTTGAAAGCCTCATCGCATCAGAGCAAGTGAAAGCTTCAAAACCATGCTATAAGCAAAACGGCAAATGGTTCGTGTGTGCTCCACAAGTACTGGTGCATTGCAAGAACAGACGCTAAACACAAGTCAAACCATCTAAATATAAAAGTCATGAAGAAAGAAATTATTGCAGTATTATGGGTGACAATCGTGTGCTCACCATGTATCCTCATTTTCTGCGAGGGAGGCTATTCACTGTTAAGTTTCATCGGTATTGACAATGGTCCATATCTGGTGAACCTTATCGGTATTATATATTCCTTATTCCTGTTGAAGTATTCGCGTTTGCTGATACCCGACTGGGTAAGGAACACGGTTGATTATCTGGTCCGTGAGGATAGGAAATCAAACCTCGATTGATTTTATTCAGGACTGGGAGAGGTAGCCGCCTCTCCCTAATGGGCCTATCGCTCCAGTGTGGTATCTGTGGTTGCGACTGGAGGGGATGAAGGGGTTCGAATCCCTGATGGCCCACAATCAATCATTTCAAACCGCGACACTGACGGTTCGTGAGGATAGCCAGTGATTGTTTTATTGTCTGCCAATCAATCAATCTTTTATGGACGATAAAACATTGTCCTGCATCGTCCGAGGAGGCGGTGCAGGTTTTCTGAATATTCCAACAGACAACAATATGTTAGTAAAAGTTAAGGTGGCAAAATGGTGAAGTTTCTGTTTTCTTATCTTGTCTTTTATGCCTAACTTTACAGATGTAAATGAGATTAATTCTCACATAAGTCAAACCAATTAAATTTAATCAAAATGGAAGAAAAAATGATTCCAATGCAGAGTGAAACAATCGGCAAACTCGCCGAAGCTCTGTCAAAGTTCCAAGGGAGCCTCAAGCAGCCCAAGTTGAGCAAGTCCGTTAAAGTCGCCACGAAGGACGGCCGCTCGTACACGTTCCAGTACGCAGATCTCGCTGCGTGCATCAGCGCAGCCGCACCTGAGTTGCAGAAGAACGGTCTCGCAGTCATTCAGACAATCCAAGGGCAAGTCCTTGTGACTACCCTTGCTCACTCGTCAGGAGAGTTCGTAACATCGCAGTTGCCGCTTCATCAAGGCACACTATCCTCTAACGCCTTTCAGCAGATAGGCTCCATGATTACCTATCTGAAGCGTTATGCCTATTGCGCCATCCTCGGCATTGTTGCAGATGAAGACGATGATGCCAATGCCGCTTGTGGCAATCAGGTCGAGTACAACGGGAAACAGGGTGCCACCAAGCAAGCAACGCAAGGTGCAGCGAGTACCAAGGCTGGCATCAATGGTGCCCAACTGAAAGGATTCATCAACGATGTGAACGCAAAGCAGAGCATCGATGAACTGATGGCTTACTGGCAGGATATTTCAAAGGAGCATCCCGAATTGAGCCAAAACACGCAGTTGTGTAATGCCATGTTCCAGAAGGCATCTGGCTTCGGTATTGCAGAATTGGAAACGTGCCAGAAAAACGATGACATAGAGATTCTCATTCAGCGTTGGACTGACATTTGGCCTGCAACCATTGCCGCCAACACTCCTTTCGGAAATGCTATTGTTGCAAAACGTCAAACTCTTACAGCATGATTCAGTTAGTTCAAAGTCAAGTTGAGTTCAGCGAGAACCCTCATGGATATTTCCTGCAGGGAGTTCAGCTATCAGGTATCACTACACTCATCAAGGCCGCTACCGGCCTTGGTGTTTATGGTGACGCAAGTGATTATGTTAAAGAGTATCTTATCCCCAAGGCTGGAGAGAAGGGAACGGCAGTACACCACTCCATTGAGATGTATGACAAGACAGGAGAGAAGATAACCGAGTATGACCTCCCACTGAACGGGCACCTTGACGTGTCTGCCCAGTTGGAGAACTACATCAAGTTGCGTGAAGGTTTCGACCCTATCGATAACGAGTACACTGTCAGCGACAATATCATGTACGCAAGTAACATTGATAATGTCTGGCAGAAGAAAGATACCGGAGGCATCTGGCTTGTTGATACCAAGACTAACAACCTTGACCTCTACCCTGGCGGCGAAGATGCTCTCATTGAGTATCTGTCTTGGCAGCTTAGTAGCTATGCCTTCCTCTTCGAGAAGCAGAACCCGACATTGAAGGTTGAGGGATTGCTTGGCAACTGGTTCCGTGATTCCCAGTGTAAGCAGTGGGCAATCGAGCGCAAGGATGACAGCCTCATCGCGCAGCTTCTCGACTGCACCTACGAACTCACGGATCATGGCTTCGTGTATGATGTTGGTGACAAGTCGAGATTCGCCTACGCTGGTACCTCTATGGCCGCCCAGGAGAATAACCTCTTACCTCAGCAGGTTATCAATGTCATAGCCGCCATCCTTGAAGAAGAGACGGCTGCAAAGAAGCGGCTTGATGAGTTGAAAGTCCAGTTGAAGAACGCCATGCTTGAGCACGGCATAAAGAGTTGGGATGGTGGAAAGTTCATTGCTACTATAGCTAAGGACAGCATTACCAACACCTTTGACACAACAAGATTCAAGAAAGACCATGCCGATCTGTACGAGCAGTATATCAAGCAGTCGGTAAGGGCCGGAGCATTTACTCTTAAACTTAAATAACGATGAGCGTAAACAAACAAATTCTTATTGGCAACTTGGGGAAAGACCCCGATGTTCGCAGCTTTCCAGATGGCTCTAAGGCATGCCGCTTTTCTGTAGCCGTCACTGAGAAATGTTACACTACACAGAGCGGTGCGCAAGTACCGGACCATACAGAGTGGTTCAACATCATCTGTCGTGGCAAGAAGGCAGATGTCGCAGAGCAATACCTGCACAAAGGCGACAAGGTGTATATCGAGGGCAAAACCTACACTGGAGAATACACCGACCAGCAAGGCGTAAAGAAGTCTTACACGGAAGTCCAGTGCGACGTGCTCGAACTGCTGACACCAAAGGCGCAGGCTCAGACTCAGCAGGTAATGCCTCAACCTGGCTACATTCCGCAGCCAGCGGCTCCCCAGTACGCACCCGCCCCGCAGTACAGTCAGGCTCCAGTGCAACAGCCGTATGCACCTGCCCCTGCAGCTCCTACACAACAACCACCTGTAGGCGTGTACGGACATGCATCGCAGGCGGTACCGGTGGATAATAAACCTTGGTAATATGGTAACCACTCAACTTATCAAGAAGGATGGTAAGGTCAGTATGGAACAATCGTTGGAATATCTCTGCTCCAAGCTGACGAACGGGACATACGACCTTACCATTTCGCGGAAGAAAGAGCCGAGGACTGTTGCACAGAACTCGCTCATGTGGATGTGGATGGAGTGTATAAGTCAGGAGACGGGACAACCGAAACAGGACATATACGACTACTATTGCACGAAGTTTCTTGCAAGGCCTGTTAAGGTAGGCATCAATGAGACGATGGTGAAAGGTTCCTCATCCAGCCTTACGACTATGCAGATGACTAAATTCCTTAACCTGATACAGGCGGACGCGGCTTCAGAGTTAGGCATACAACTTCCGCTACCGGCTGATAGGTTCTACGAAGATTTCATTAAGGAGTATCGCAATAAGTGATGCTCCTCTTTTTTTCTAATTCAAAATTTCACTACTATGATTATCAAAAAAGCAAAAATCATTAAGAACGGTTGTTTGGAGACCACCTTCATTGATGATGAGGGTAATGAGGTGAACCTGAAAGGTGCGAATCCCGTTCATTCCGACTTGAAGGATGCGATGAAGCGGCTTGTGCCGTTCCTCTGTGACTTGACGGAACAGAAAGAAGCAGAGAAGTTTGACTGGAACGCACCCGATTCAGAGGCTAACGCAGATCTCGTTAGACGTATGGACGTGACTGGTGTTACCATCAGTGGTTCTGATTCATTCGTTTCGTGCGTTCTGACGGGCCGTAGAACGCTTGTTGTCACCAATAAGGTGTTATGCCTCAACACGCCTCCTATAACCCTTGAGGAAGAGGCAGAGAACTATGAGCGTCTGTCTGAACTGAACGAGGCGGTAGATGCCGTTATTGAAGAGGCTAAGTTGTACGTTAAGGAACACAAGTATTCAGCCGTTCAGACTACCCTTGATTTTGAGGGTACGGAGAACCCGTTCGGAAATGAAGGTGAAGCAGGAGAGTCGGACCCACTCGATAAAGCCTCATAAGAGATGAAACCTATCTATATAACTTCTATGCCGAGCAAGTACAAGATTCAGTTCGAGTACAACGCGAAGCTGATTGAGGTTATAAAGAGAGTACCCAGTAAGCCACGCTATGACGGAGCAGACAAGGCGTGGCTTATCACTAAAGATTCACCTCTTTATCCTCCTGGTAAACCTGCTGACTGGTACGTTCATGTTTTCGCTCAGTGGGCTGTGCAGAACCACTACTGCGAGAAGATTATTGAACGTGAAATAAAAGAGGAGATTACTTTCGAGATACCCGAACTTACACCCCTTGCAGGTGAGCACTACATGCTGCTGCGACCTTACAACTATCAGTTGGAGGGTGTGGCCTACGCGCTCAATCATAAGAGGTGCATATTCGGCGACCAGCCAGGACTCGGGAAGACACTGCAGGCCATTTGTGCAGTCGTTAAGGCCCACAAGGAACGTGCCGTATTCGGAGAGTCTTTCCCATGTCTGGTTATCTGTCCCGCATCCCTGAAAGTAAACTGGAAGCGAGAGTTCAAGAAATTCAGCGGAATGGATGCCATCATCCTTGATGACAGAAACAGAGACACTTGGCATAACTACATTATGATGAAGCGTCAGGACGGGGAAAGCTGCTGCAACGTGTTCATTACTAACTATGAATCGTTGAAGAAGTTTTTTGTCAAGAAGATTCTTCCTGCAGCAAAGATGTCGCTAAGGAATATCGTCTTTGACGAACGTATCAACCTATTCAAGACTGTTATCATAGATGAGTCCCACAAGTGCAAGACCTCCAAGACGCAGCAATCCAAGTACGTTGAAGGAATCTGCAAAGGCAAGAGATTTGTTTTTGCACTTACCGGAACCCCTGTAGTGAATGACAACACAGACTTGGTGCAGCAACTGAAAATCCTGAACAAACTTGAAGACTTTGGCGGTTACACCCACTTCATGAAAAGATTCTGTGACGGCCCCAAGCGATCTTCCAATACAAGGGAGTTAAACTGGAGGCTGTGGAACTCTTGTTTCTTCCGTAGGGAGAAGCAGAAGGTTCTTACAGAGTTGCCAGAGAAGACACGCCAGTATATCATTTGCGACATCAGTACAAGACGTGAGTATGAGACCTGTGAAATGGACCTCATCAAGTATTTGCGTCAGTATAAGAATGCAACCGATGAAGAGGTACAGCGTGCCATGCGTGGTGAGGTGATGGTGCGGATGGGGAAACTCAAGGCGATAGCGGCACGAGGAAAGATTAAGGCAGTAGCCGACTTTGTCCACGACATTATAGACGGAGGCGAGAAGCTGATACTGTTCGCCTATCTGAAAGATGTTGTACTGGAGATGAAGAAGCATTTTCCCGATGCAGTTACCGTAACTGGAAGTGATACCATCGAGCAAAAGCAGATCGCCGTAGATAGATTCCAGACAGACCCCGATACCAAACTCATTATCCTCAACTACAAGTCGGGCGGTACCGGCCTCACTCTGACAGCCTCATCGCGTGTGGCGTTCATTGAGTTCCCCTGGACCTACGCAGACTGCGAACAGGCAGAGGACAGAGCACACCGCAACGGGCAGAAGAACAACGTCAACTGTTATTACTTCCTCGGTGAGGATACAATCGATAAGGATATGTACGACCTTATACAGACGAAGAGAAGCATAGCAGACGGCGTGACGGGTACCACGACGCAGATAGATGAGGATATGGTAAACATCACGATGAACCTATTCAAAGACAAGCTATGACATGGCAAATTACAAATTCGTTAAGTTGAGCAACGGGCTATGTGCCGTCCAGCATAAGGAACAGACATTGTTCGGTGATGCCTGGGTTACTTTGGCAGCTTTCAGGCATTGCGAAGTCAGGATGAAGAAGATAGCCAAGATGCTCAATGAATGCGAGCAAATATCAGAAAAATATGGAATTAAGCGAAATCAAGAAACTTGAAGCAACCATGAGTGAAGCACAGATTCAGCACTCATTTGTTGCATGGTTCCGGATTAAGTTCCCCGAAAAGAAATGTCTCCTTCTGGCAATACCGAACGGAGGAGCAAGGACGGGAGCAAGCGGAGCCATGAGAAAATATGAAGGAGCCCTTGCCGGAGCCTCAGACCTTATCCTCCTACACAAGAGAGGCGGTTACGGTGCCCTGCTTATTGAGATGAAAACCCCCAAGGTAAAGGGGCAGAAGTCAGCAGGCAGGCAAAGTGAAGCACAGCGTGAGTTCCAATCTCAGGTTGAGAAAGCAGGGTATAAGTACATAGTCTGCCATGGTATTGAGGAATCGGTAAGAGGTGTATGCGAGTATGCTCACATACAGCCTGATGATTATCTTGTAGATCTTGCCGACAACTACGAGACCTATAGGAAAGCGAGATTATGAACTATACAGAGCTTCTCGACAGGTTTTGGGGTATGGATAGAACTTTCTCCGACAAAGAAGTAATCCTGTACCATTACCTTCTATACCGCTGCAATAGTTTTGGATGGCCCGATACTTTCAGCCTCTCCAATGAAGAACTTATTGGAGCGTTGATGTGTCGCCCCACAGCCATGCGAGATGCTCGTAGCGGACTTGTAGAAGCTGGACTCATTTCTTTTCAGGCTCGATTCGGACGCGGAGAAAATTCCGTTTATTCCATAACCGATGCACCACAAAAAAAGGTACGGAATGGGAACACCTTTTTAACAAAAAAAGGTACGGAATGGGAACACCTTTTCGATGAAAAAAAGGTACGGAATGGGAACACCTTTTCTGACTCAAGCACCTCTATTTCAGCAAATAAAGAAAATGATGATGGAAAAAAAGGTACGGAATGGGAACACCTTTTCAACGAAAAAAAAGAAGAAAAGCAAGAAAAGAAAATATTTCCCCCTGCACCCCCTATAAAAGAAAAAAAAGAAAAAAAGAAAAGCGCTCACACTATATCCGCGCATACGCCCATGTGCGCGAATGGCCAGTTTACTCTTTTTTCTGAAGAGGCTCCGCCACTAAAGAAAAAGAGGAACCCTGTAGAGCCTCATCTTCCAAAGGATATTGAGGAAGTTGTAACTTTCTTTGAGAAGTACGCATCCGATAAGCTGCCGGAATGGAAAGCCGAAGCGGAACTATTCTTCTACCACTTTGATTCTGTAGGGTGGATGGGAACTTCCAACCGTAAGATACAAGACTGGGAGTCGAGGGCGAATTTATGGATTAGCGACAAAGCATTAGCATTGAAAAATGGAGAACGAGAAAAACAAGCCGAAATCGATGCAAGAAATCTTCGGTCTTACGGACGAACAACTGGACTACCTGAAGAGGGGCAAGGAGAAAAAGCAAGCCCTACGGGAGGACGAAATAATAGCCGTAAGCCGGATGATGGTGGAAAGGATTACACCAAAGGTTTCTAGATACGACATGCTCGACCCTGAGGAATACAACAGGCATCTGACGCTAATAAAGAACATTGGCGATACGATACTCAGCCGAGAAGGTCGAAGGTTCGTAATCGATGAAGGAAATGCGGAAGTGATAAGATTCCTGCTTCTCTACTTCAACGACCATAAGGAATGTGAGAGTGTTTTCCCTAACATGAACCACCTGCTTGAGAAAAACATTCTTATCGTCGGTGAGGCCGGAACCGGAAAAACCATGCTGATGGATATATTCAGCAGGTATCTTAAAATGACAGGCAACAGGCTCGCCTACGATAACACCTCCATGATAAGGCTCATAAACTACTACAAGGTCCACAGCCATATCAACAAGTTCACGTTCAACGAGGATAAGGAGACTGGCAAATGTTCGCCATACGCTCTTTGCCTCAACGACATCGGGCTGGAGGTTGAGTCGCAGAAGTCCTATGGTACTGACATTAGGGATGTCGTAGATGAGTTTGTGTATGCCCGCTATGAGATATACCAGCAGTGGAATATCAGGACGCACCTGACATCAAACTACGACGTAGAAGATTTCAAGAAAAGATTCAATTACCGCATCAATGACAGATTCAAATCCTACAACCTTGTCCCCCTCACCGGCAAAAGCCGAAGAGGTTGAGATTGTGCTATCCTGGCGAATCAAAGATATTCCTTTCATACATCGCATACAGGATTATTTCGGAATGAGCCGGTATCTGAGTGTGAACTACATGTCACCAATCAATATCGGCACCGACGATCCTAAATATCCAGTGTTGCTTGAAGGTGAAGAAAAAGGGTTCTATAGGATATGCAGGAGACCAAAACGTCAGTAAATGTTAAGGTGACAAAATGGTGAAGTTTTCGTTTTCAAAACTCGCCAAAAATAGCTAACTTTACAGATGTAAACAAGATTAAAATCTTACACAAGTCAAACTGTTTTAATTTTTATCAAAATGAAAATCGTATCAACACTGATGGAGATTGAGATTACAAAGATTAGTCCTTCTCCAAGAAACCCTCGCAAGACATTCAGCGAGGAAGACCTTGCGGAACTTGCACAGAACATCAGGAACCAAGGTCTATTGCAGCCCATCACTGTAAGGCCCATTGGTAAGACCTATGAGATTGTCTGTGGTGAGAGACGCTACAGGGCATGTAAACTCAATGCCGAAGAAGACAAGAAGAAGAAAGCCACCATTGCCTGCTTCGTCAAAGATATGACGGATGAAGAGGCATTCGAGGCTATGATTACCGAGAACCTGCAGCGCAAGGATGTTGACCCCATTGAGGAGGCCTTCGCATTCGGTGAGCTCATTAACTCTGGTAAGAGTATAGATGAGGTTGCAGCGCGATTCGGCAAGACAAAGAGATTCGTCCAGGAGCGAGTAAAGCTCAACACTCTTATTTCTCCATTGAAGGAACTTACTACAAGCGGCAATATCCCCATTGCTGGTGCATTCATGTTAGCTAAGCTGACAGAGGATTTACAGAAAGCCTATTATGAGAACATAAAGAACCGATACGGTGACATGAGCGAACTCACAATAGAAGTAAGGGAGATAAACGGATGGATAAGTAGGGAGTTCATGAGGCTTGAATCCGCTCCATTCCTTGAATATGACGAAGAAGATGAGACGAAGCCTCCAACAGAGGAATGGAACACCTGCTTCGAGAAGTGCGCTAACTGCTGCATGAACACCGGAAACTCCGGCTGTCTTTTCTACTCCATGAAAGAAGATCACCGTTGCACTGACCGCAAATGTTTTGAGAAGAAGGCAGCCGCTTACTGGTTCAACAAGATTGAGCAGTTTGGTGAACGTATCACCAAGGAAGGCGATGCCGTTCAGGTTGGCAATGTCGTCATAGTAGATGGCGGTGATGAGCAATACGGCTATGACAATGTGAAGAGGATTAGAAAAGCCCTTTTGCAGATGATAAGAGACAAGGGTTACATGATTGCCAAGCCTGACGCTTTCGACGGCCAGTGTAAATACTACGGTGACGATGAACGTATTCCCAAGTTGCTGAAGCAAGAGAAGGTAATAGAGTGTATTACTCTCGGTACATCATGGGGCATAAATGTTGATTCTTGCTACTATTATGTCAAGGGTCAGCAGGGCGCAGATCCTGATGAAGACCCGACTGCAAGAGAGGCACGTGAACTTGCGGACAAGTATGACAAACTCTTGAATAAGATGAACGACAATGCGAATGAAGAGTTGCGCAAGTGGTGTATGGAGAAGCAGTACAGCGAGCGAAAGGGCAAACTTGCCGACAAGGAGGAGTTGTTCTTCTGGTGCTTCGTAGTTCTCAATGCAGGTTCCGAGATTATCCGTGAGAGTGGAGCTACAGAATATTGCGACCAAGAGAAGATTATCGCCTATGTCAAGAACAACCTCACTGAGGAGAATATGGTAAGGTGGCAGCGTGCATTCATCAACAAGATATGCTATGAAAAGGCTACCTACAATAAACTCGCACAAAGAGCCATGAGGGAGTGTTTCAGGATTGCATATCCTAAACCATTTGAAGAGATGGCAAAGAAATATGCAGACCAGTTCGAGAAGCGGAGTGAGAAGATAAAGCTGAGGCTTGAAGAGATTGGTTACAATGTTAAAGGCAAGAAAATAACAGGGGAGTCCTAAAGGCTCCCCCTTCTTTTTAATTTAAGCACAGTATGAAAGAATATAGTGAGTTCCTAAAATCGAAGATACGCATATCCGAGAATCAAGGGTTTGAAGTGAGCATTGATGAGATAAACCCGAACATCAAACCTCATAACAAGCTCATGGTAAAATGGATGGTGGAAGGTGGCAAGAGAGCCTGCTTCGCGTCTTTCGGTCTGCACAAGACCGTTACGCAGTTAGAGGCCGTAAGACTCACACTTTCCAAAACTGGGGGGGGTAAAGGTTTAATATGCTGTCCCCTGTCTGTCCGTCAAGAGTTCGTTGAGGATGCGCGTAACATCTTAGGCTGGAGCGATGACAAGCTGCCCCGCTTCATCCGTCGCACAGAAGAGATTGGGGAGGATGGCATATACCTCACCAACTATGAGAGTGTCCGAGACGGTAGGCTTGACCCTACCAAGTTCGTTGTGGCAAGCCTTGACGAGGCATCGGTGCTCAGAGGGTTCGGAGGTACAAAGACCTTCCGTGAGTTCATGAAGCTGTTCACTGGTGATGCAGGCCCAATGGGTGACAGACGCGGTGCCGAGCAAATCAAGTACCGCTTTGTGGCAACAGCTACGCCCTCTCCCAATGAGTATATAGAACTGCTTGCATACGCAGACTTCCTTGGCATCATGGATGTCAGCCAGGCCAAAACAAGGTTCTTCAAACGTGATTCTACGCATGCAGACCACCTAACCCTACATGCACACAAGGAAGAAGAGTTTTGGCTATGGGTAAGCTCATGGGCGTTGTTCGTCAGCAAACCTTCAGACCTTACCCTGAACGAAGCTGACAATGAGGGCTACATACTCCCGGACTTAGACCTACGCTGGCACGAGATTCCGAGTGACCACACGAAGGCAGGAGTTGACAAGAGCGGCCAGTTTCTTCTGTTCAAGGAAGAGGCCCTGGGATTGCAGCAGACAGCCAAGGAGAAGCGAGACTCCCTTCAGGACCGTATCAATAAGATGCTTGAGTTGAGAGAGGAGGACCCTGATGCGCACCGTATCATCTGGCACGACCTCGAGAGCGAACGCCACGCCATAGAGAAGGCTGTTCCTGGAGTGGTAAGCATCTATGGCAGTCAGGACTACGAGAAGAGGGAGAAGGCTATCCTTGATTTCAGCTATGGCAGAATACAGGAGTTGGCGGCAAAGCCAGTCATTGCCGGAAGCGGCTGTAACTTCCAACGCTATTGCTCATGGGCAATATATTTGGGTATCGGTTACAAGTTCAATGATTTTATCCAGTCTATACACCGCCTGCAGAGATTCCTTCAAACAAAGACTGTGAGAGTAGATCTTATTTACACCGAGGCTGAGCGTTCTGTGCGCAAAGCTCTTGAAACGAAGTGGGAGAACCACAATAAACTTATCATCAAAATGACAGAGATAATCAAGAAATACGGCCTCTCCCATTCAGAGATGGCACAGACGCTTGCCCGAAAGATGGGCGTTGAGCGTGTAGAGATAAAGACCGATGACTATACGATTGTCAACAATGACAACGTGCCGGAGTTCGCGGACAAAGAGAAGCACCCTGACAACTCCGTAGGCCTCATCATTACAAGTATTCCTTTCAGTACCCAGTATGAGTACAGCCCCAACTATGCAGACTTCGGGCATAGCGAGTCAAACGAGGAGTTCTGGCAGCAGATGGACTACCTAACACCAAACCTGTACAGAATACTACAGCCAGGCCGAATATGCGCCATACATGTAAAAGACAGAATAGTCCCCATGGGATTGAGCGGCATGGGTGTTCAGACTGTCTATCCCTTCCATTGTGACGCTATCAGCCACTACACCAAGCACGGCTTTGCCTACATGGGTATGAAGACGATTCTCACGGACGTAGTGAGGGAAAACAACCAGACTTATCGCCTCGGATGGACAGAGCAGTGCAAGGACGGTACCAAGATGGGTGTTGGTATGCCTGAGTATCTTCTGCTGTTCCGCAAGCCCTCCACGGACAGGACCAACGCATACGCAGACATTCCTGTAGTGAAGGAAAAGAAGTGGTACGACGAGAAGACGCGGACGTGGGACAATGAGAATGGCTACAGTCGTGCCCGCTGGCAGTTGGACGCTCATGGCGGCACAAGGAGCAACGGAAACAGGCTTATGACACCCGAAGAGGTAGCAAGCCTCAACTGCAAGGACATCTTCCAGTGGTTCAAGAAATACACGCAGACAGAGGTCTGGGATTGGGAGTATGTCGTAAGCGTTGCAGAGACGTTGGAACTCCATGGGAAACTCCCATCGGGCTTCATGCTGTTGCAGCCCCAGTCGTGGAGCGATGATGTATGGGCAGACATAACAAGAATGAGAACCCTGAACGGTAGCCAGTGGAGCAAGGGGAAGGAAATGCACCTTTGTCCCCTCCAGTTTGACATAGTTGACAGAGTCATTGAGCAGATGAGCAACCCTGGCGATGTAGTGTGTGACCCCTTCGGAGGTCTGATGACTGTTCCGTATCGGGCGATCATGAAAGGGCGCAAGGCTGTAGCGTGCGAACTTAACCCCTCCTACTTCCTCGACGGTGCAGCTTACTGCAAGGCCGCTTCCGAGAGAGTTGATATGCCTACCCTCTTTGACGGGATAGAGGATGATATGTTTGTTGACGAGCCTGTTCCCGATGGAGTAGATAAAATGTGAACTCAACAATTACTCAACAATTACTCAACAATTAACAAATCAATACAGATATGAAAGTAACAATATCAAGTACTATCTTTGCCAGTCACCTCATTATGGCTGGCAAGGTTCTTGTAAAAAAGAACCCAATGCCGATCCTTGACTGTTTCCTTATAGAGGTTAAGGATGGCGCAATGACCATCACTGCCAGTAATTCAGAGAATAGCCTCATCACAAAGGTTCCTGTTATTGAGCAGAGCGGAGAAGGACGCATGTGTATAAATGCCGAGCGCCTGATAAGTACGATAAAGGAAATCCCCGAGCAACCGCTTGCTTTGGACTATGATGAGAAAACTTTTGAGCTGAGGGGGAAGCACAGCAGTGGAGAGTTTTCAGTCGTAGGTGCCGATGCGGAAGTATTCCCACCATCCGTACCTGTCAATGAAGGCAGCAAGATTACAATTTCCTCAAAAGAACTCGTTGCTGCAATCAACAACTGCCTTACAGCGACAGCTGACGATGAGGTTATGCAGTTCAAGAGAGGTGTCTATTTTGACATTCGTGAAGATTGTCTTATAGTAGTTGCAACTGATGGCAGGAAGCTTGTTAAACAGACCCTGAAAGATGTTAAACCTGGGTTTAATGGCAGTTTTCTTATGCCAAGAGGTATCGCTTCTTTGCTCAAGACGGTTGTAAAGAAGGACAGCCAGGCAGATATACTCTTCGATATGCAGAGGGCAACAGTCACCATTGATGATACTACGGTATATTTCCGTCTCGTTGAGACAAGGTACCCGAACTACAATTCAGTGATACCAAATAGCAAGGCTATAAGCGTAGAACTTGACAGACAATCCCTGATAGGTGCCTTGAAGAGAGTTGGTGTTTTCTGTAATCAGAGCAGCAACTTCATAAAGCTGGAGTTGCGTGACAATCAGGCGGTGCTGACAGGAAGTGACAGTAATATCTCCACCAGTGCCGAAGAGTTCGTTGCGTGCGACTATACAGGAGCACCATTCAGCATAGGATTCGGCTACACTTTCTTTGTAGAGATTCTGAATAACATTGAGACAGAAAGCGTAACCCTTGAACTGTTAGCGCCTGAGCGCCCGTGTATTGTCAAACCTGCCGGTGATGAAGATGATTTGATTATGCTTCTTATGCCGATGAAAATTGAAGAATAGCCATGGAGAAAAAAGTTCCGAACATTACGAAGAAGCAACTTATCCCATTCATCAGGAAAGCATGGAAGGGTGTTGCGGCATTCCTTGTCAGGAAGAGTCAAGAGCTCGGTCCCCTGTATAACAAGAAGAATGTATATGAGGAGTTAAGCCGACGATTCTGCGACCCGCACAAGGAACCTGAGAAATTCTTTGATGAGTATATGCTATGCCTCAATAAGGCTTCACGGCAGCCTTCAAGCATCCGGAATGTCATACTGGAGATAGGAGGTCATGCAGTGAACCTATTCCTCTCAAAGAGGGAAGAGAGGCTGCACAAGCGAAGGTTACAGAGACAGAAGAAAAAGGAAGAACAGAAGAAATAAAGAGTATGAGAAACTATCAGAAGATAAGAGACGGCCCCAACTTGATACATAGTAGCACCCTTATCGTATTACATTAAAAGAGACTGAATCATGATTAAACTTAATGACCTGTTGGAGAGAACCCATAAAGTGATGGTTGAAAGGTTCAGGGCTAACGAAGACACCTCAATGAAGGCATGGTTGTTGTATCTGAGCAGATTGTGGCGGGAAGCAGACGAATCCATACATGACAAAGAATGTTCAAAGTATGTTTATTCTCGCACAGAACTTGTCCTGGCAGACATGATACTGCTCATCATGGCAATTTTGCACCATTTAGGTGTAAGGAACATCGAGAACCTTCTGCGTCGCAGATTGGATGACAACGACAGAGACAACAAAATGAAGTTGAAGAAATAAGAGTGTTACACTGGCTATTGATGTGAGTTGAAAAAGTGTTGTTGAAAAAATAGCAAGTATGACAGAAAGAAAGTTATTACCGGTCACTTTGTTGGATTTCAACAAAGGACAGCTTCAAGGACTCCCGAAGAACCCTCGTTTCTTCAGGGATTATCGTTATGAGGCTATGAAGAAGAGCATACAGGACAGTCCTGAAATGCTCGAATTGCGAGAGCTGATAGTCTATCCTTACCCAGAGGGTAGATATGTTATTGTCTGTGGAAACCTTCGTTTCAGGGCCTGCAGGGAGTTGGGATATACGGAACTACCCTGCAAGATTCTCGACAAGGATACACCCCCGAAGAAACTGAGGGAGTACGCCAGCAAGGACAATGTGAGTTTTGGCGAGAACGACCAAGACATCATAGACAACGAGTGGGACAAGTCAGAACTTCAGGATTGGGGAATGGAGTTTGCCCAGGAGAAGCCGAAAGACGCTTTTAAGGAGCGGTTTGAGAGTATGGACGATGATAGTGCCATTTATCCCCTTATCCCAAAGTATGACGAAAAGCACGAGTTGTTTATCATCCAATCATCCAACGAGGTAGATTCCAACTGGCTGCGTGAGCGTCTGAACATGCAGCACATGAAGAGCTACAAGACGGGGAAAGTCAGCAAGAGTAATGTCATAGACGTAAAAGATATTCGCCATGTCCTTGAAGATAGTTATTCCAAGCCATAAACGGCATGACAGGGTATTCTCAAAGAAACTTGTTGTAGATCCTATCATTTGCGTTGCAAAGAGTCAGGAGGCGATATACAAGGAGTATAACCCTGAGTGTGAGATAGTGTGTCACCCTGATGATGTGATAGGGCTTGTTCCCAAGCGCAACTGGATGGCAAAGCATTTTGGAGAGTTGTTCATGTTTGACGATGATGTTCACGTCTGCAAGCGCCTCTTCGTTGAGAAGGGCGAGAGCGGTGTCATTCGTGACCCCGTGCAGATTACAGGCATTATCAACAACCTGTACGAACTTGCTTGTATGCTCGACGTGCATGTATTCGGGTTCACTTCAAGGGTGACACCTGTCATGTACGATGAGACTGCATACCTCAGCCTACAGCACATGATAACTGGCTGTTCCTATGGTGTGCGATACAACAAGAACGTATGGTGGAATGAGGAACTGAAACTCAAAGAGGATTTTTGGATAAGTTGCTACATGAAGTACAAGGAGCGCAAGATACTGACCGACATTCGGTACAACTTCGCGCAAAAGAGTACCTTCGTGAACTCTGGAGGCCTTGCGGGTATCCGCAATCAGGAAGAGGAGAGGCGTAGCATACTTTTCATACGGAAACACTTCGGCAATGCCATACGTCTGAAGGGTGAGACGAACAACGGGAAAGATAAGACGAGGCAACTCGTGCAGTACAATATTTCTGCCACGTTCCCCTTCTGAAAAATGGTGTTAAAATGGTGAAGTTTCTGTTTGCAAAAATCGCCAAAAAACGATAACTTTACAGATGTAAAGAAGAATAAAAAACAATGAAAATGAGAGACTTAGAACCCATCAAAAAGGCACTTGAAAGCAAAGTAAAGGATTATCTTGAAAACTGCTGCAGTGAAACTGAATGTTATTCAGAAGACATTGATTTAGATGTTACCATCGATGGTGTAGAATTCAGTGCTACCGTCAGCGTAACCGGAGAGTTCTCTTTTGAGCCCTGCTACGAAAGTGACAAGTACGGAATCAGTCACTATAGAGGTGATGAGTGCAACCTTGAAGACTTTGACTTTGAAATCAAAGACCTGTGGGATTCTGAGATTGAAGAGTACATTGTTGAGGATTTCAAAACTATCACAAAGTAATGGTAATAAGAACAGTAACCGGCTATGACTTTTTTGAAGTCAGCTCCGCCATGCAGAAAGCAATAAGGCGGAATGATGCTACCGTAGCAGGATATTTTGCTTTGGAGTTGTGGACGAGCGGCTACAGAGATTATGTCTGGAAACGCCTTTTCACAATCAGCGCAGAAGATTGCCACGGCTGCATCACCAAGGAGATAGAGGCCCTATGGCAGGGTCATGAACTTGTAAACAAGAGCAGTACAGAACCTAAAGGCCGCATTTTTGTCAGCAAGGCTGTATTGCTTCTGTGCAGTGCTGGAAAGTGCAGGGATGCAGATCATCTTCAAAACTTCATCTACGACCGCAAGATGGTAGATGCAGAGAAATGGATTGAGGATGTCAGGAGAAACCCCATACCAATCCCTGAGTACACCTTTGACGTTCACACCCGTAAGGGCAAGAAGAGAGGCAGGACAAAGGAGGAGTTCTTCCGAGATGAGTATGAGGCTCTGCAGCCTCGCATTCCAGGACTGTTTGACAACCTTGTTCCAGAACGGGAACCAACCCTATTCGATGACGTATAACCCGAGGGACGGCACATGCCGCCCCTCTTTTAATTATCATGACTATGGATACCAAAGAACATTTTGAAGTATTTGAAAACGGTTACAAGGAGGGTTACTTCATGGCAGCCCAACAGGTGGCCAGTGTAGTAATACGCCTCATCAACAATCACCCCTCATGGATGCTTGACCCTGAGCGAAGACAGGCGATAGCGGAGATTAAGTTAGCCACAAAACACCTGCTCAGGAAGCGAGACATTATCCCAAGTTCCTACGATGTGATTATGGGTAAGGCTGAGGACGTTCCAGTAGATTTTAACATGAAGGCGTGATATGGACAGCGTTAAACCTTTATGGTCACTTAACGACCCTATATGGTTTGTCAGATTGTGCGTCAGTTTACCGAATGAAACAAGCGTGAACGAGGCTACGGTATATTACAGATGCCGCATGACGTATGATTTTCTGCTGAGGTGGTTGTGGTACTTTGAATATCTTCAGGCGAGGATAAAGGTATCACACCCTCATAGGGTTGTTGAACTGACTGCAGGCAGGATGGACCCGAAGATGCGTCTCGGGAAAGAGTTTGTCGAGTATCGCAGGGCTACGCTGCTAAAAAGCAGGAGCAGAAAACTTGAAGAGATTGTGAGCACTCCCTTTAATGACGACCTTTTCGGATTCACAAGCCAGTCAGTGAATGAGAGAATCAGTAAGCTCAGGGATGAGATAACGGCATTGGAGCGAGGTGAGATTACTTTCCCTGTTTTGCAAGACTATGTGAACAACATAAAGCAATGGATAAAATAACTCGTTATGGCAAAAATTAAATGTAGGTCCTGTCTGAACCTGGATTACTGTTACATATTCGGCAGATACGAGCAGCGGAAAGATGGTGACCACTTCTGCGGCCTTCATGGTCGCGCCCACGTTGATCCTGATGGCGAACAAGTGAACTTAGACGCCAGAGGCGGTTGCGGATTCATTCCAAAGCACAGAGACCCAAAACCAATACAACTAACTTTTGACTTTTAACAACGATGAACAGTAACATCAAACTTTTGTATGTAGATTTATTCTGCGGGGCAGGCGGCACATCTACCGGAGTGGAAAAAGCCTCATACAACGGGAAGAAATGTGCCAAGGTAATAGCGTGCGTGAACCATGATGCCAACGCCATAGCCTCCCATGCGGCCAACCATCCTGATGCCGTCCACTTCACGGAGGATATAAGGACGCTTGAACTCACCCCTATGGTTGAACACCTGGCGAGAATGAGAGAGAAGTACCCTGATGCCTATGTGGTATTGTGGGCCTCACTTGAATGTACAAATTTCAGCAAGGCAAAAGGCGGTATGCCAAGGGATGCAGACAGCAGGACACTTGCAGAGCACCTCTTCCGATATATCGAAGCTATCAAGCCCGATTATATTCAGATAGAGAACGTGGAAGAGTTCATGTGTTGGGGAGACCTTGACGAGAACGGAAAGCCCATCAGCCGCGACAAGGGGACATCATACCTGATGTGGGTTAAGAACGTCTGTGCCTACGGCTATGATTACGACTGGCGCATCCTCAACGCTGCCGACTTCGGAGCCTATACCTCACGCAAGCGGTTCTTTGGACAGTTCGCAAAGAAGGGCCTACCAATAGCGTTCCCTATTGCCACACATGCCAAGAGCAGGACAAGTGAGGGTGAGCTTTTCAAGGATGATGCAATGAAGCCATGGAAGCCTGTGCGTGAAGTGCTCGACCTCAATGACGAGGGGAAGAGCATTTTCGGCCGCAAGAAGCCTCTTGTTGAGAAAACACTGGAGCGCATATATGCAGGCCTCATCAAGTTCGTTGCGGGCGGCAAGGAAGCCTTTCTGGTGAAGTACAACAGCACAAACGGAAAGACTGGAAAATACGTTGCCCCTGGCATAGACGAACCCTGCCCCACCGTAGCATGTCAGAACCGACTAGGAATGGCTAAGGTGCAATTCCTCTCCAAGCAGTTCGGAGGTGAACCGGACGGAAAGAACATCAGTGTAGAGGGACCGGCAGGGACAATCACTTGCCGCGATCATCATGCCTTTGTGTCCGCTCACTACGGCAACGGCTTCAACACTTCCATTGAAGACCCTGCTCCAACCATTACCACAAAAGACCGCCTCGGGCTTGTCAGTTCCAACTTTATTGTAAACTACCGATTTAACAACAAAGGCAGCTCCATTGAGGAACCTGCCCCTGCGATATGCACGGTAGGACAAATAGGAGTTGCTGGCTGCAAGTTTATTGCCAATGAGTACAGCGGCGGCGGGCAGACCTCAGACATCGAGACACCTTGTCCGGCAGTCCTTACTACTCCCAAACAGAAAGTCGTATCGGTCCAGTATCTTATGAACCCTCAGTTTGAGTGCAAAGGCAGCTCCATAGACAAGCCCTGCTTCACACTCATAGCGAGAATGGATAAGATGCCCCCTTACCTTATCAGCACGGAAAAGGGAATAGCCATTGAGGTATATGAGACTGATAGCCCCATGACTGCAAGCATCAAGGAGTTTATGGCTCTGTATGGCATAGCGGATATCCGTATGCGTATGCTGAACGTCCGAGAGTTGAAGCGCATCATGGGTTTCCCAGAAGACTATACCCTCATCGGTACTCAGTCCGAGCAAAAGAAATTCATCGGTAATGCCGTAGAAGTGAATATGGCTCGTGTTCTGTGCGAGGCCCTATGTAAAAGATTATAAACAAGTTAAACCAAACCAAAATGAAAACGTACTATTTGACATTATCGCAGGTGTTCCCCTCTACTCATCCGAGAGCTGGGGAGCCTACGTATTTCAGTGAGAGCCTGAGACGTAGCAAAATCCACACAATCCGTGCCAACTATGAATTCTGGCACAAACGCTTTGAGAAGATATCCTCAGGCGAAGCCGTCCTGTCTATCCGCGAATGGGTAGGAAAGCCATACGGCAAAGGTTCCTCTATGCGAGAGCTGGCATTACTGACCCATGAGGACGGTATCGGCATACAAAAACTTGAATTTAAGGAAATCCGGAAAGACTTTATAGCAGCCACTATTGACGGCAAGCTATGGCCACGCGAGATAATCGCCCTCAATGATGGTCTAAGCCTACGAGACTGGAGAGAATGGTTCAAGGCTACGACAAAGGAAAGCCTATGGCTATTATTCATTTTACCGATCAACGATACTACTAACTATGGCAGCACTAAAAGACATGGCCTTTGACTACTCTATGCAACGTGGCGTAGGCAAGAAGGCTTACGAGAACTACATGGCTGGTGCGAAGGCTGTCGTTCGTGAGATTCAGCAGGCGTACGAAATCGCAGGCATATCTACGGCGATTGACCGCATCAATAGTTTTATCGAGGAAATTAAATAGGACTGAATTATGAAAGGAACAATGACGTTAAAAATTGTGGCAGCACCAAACACAAAGACACAGATACTTATAGAAAAGACTGATGCAGAAATGCCAATAAGAGAAATGAGGACATTTCAAGAAATGGTTGTTAGTATGGAAGATACTATTAACAAACTAAACGGATATAAGGAGGACTGACTATGAAACTGCAACACATTACATTTACAGGCATCGACGGGAAGACTGACCTTGGCCGTCTTTGGGAAATTCAGCAGGAATATCCAATCGCAGAATTTGGGGTACTCGTGGCAAAAAGCTGGCGCGAGAATGGCAATAGATATTTCAACCCAAGTTACCTCGACGCACTGGAGGGTCGTGGTCTGAATCTGTCGGCTCATCTTTGCGGTAGCATTGCTCGGGCAGCAGTACGCGGCGACTTTGAGCCACTCCGTGACTGGGCAAGGTTTTTCCCATTCTTCATCTTCAACCGCTGTCAGCTAAACATTGCGACATCGAAAGAAAATCCAGACTCCTTCGAGTTGTGCGAGGACGCTTTCTTGTTCGACGAGATTATTCTTCAGCAGAGGTCCGTTGAAGATTGCGACCTGTACTTAAAGTCAAACACGAATGAACATGTCACAATGCTGCTGGACGCAAGCGGTGGCGAGGGTATAGATACTCCTCTCATAGCTTTTGCAGGCAAAAAGATAGGCTATGCCGGCGGCATCAGTCCTGAGAACGTGGCAGAGAAACTGACGTATCTTTATGAACATACGGAAGGCGACTTCTGGATAGACATGGAGTCTGGTGTACGCACTAATGACTGGTTTGACCTTGACAAGGTTGTTAAAGTATTGGAGTCTTGCAAACCAATAATCAATCAATATAAGGAGGGTATAGAATGAAAAAGTATGTAAAGATAGACCGGAAGGTATTATTCGAGATATGTGATGCTATTCTTGACCATGAAGGGTATTATGTCAGAGATGAGTGCTTCGATAGCATTTGCCCATACATTGGCATTCCGTGGAACGAGAAATTTCGCAAGAAGGTTGAAAACATCCGCAACAATTCATAAAACTACTATGAACACCCTACTCAATGACCAATTAGCAATGCTGGAGGTGAAGCACTCATCCGAGAAGACCTCTGTCAAGAAGTCGAGGCTCCGTGTTTTCTACGGATGGTGCAAGCTTGGCAAGATACGCAAGCGCGAAGGTATCAGCATCATCTATGAGAACGAAGAGGGCGTAGCGGATCATCACCGCATGAACCGCTCCTTCCTCTCTGCTCAGTACAATGTATGCTGGCGGTACCAGACTGAAGGGGAGGCCAGCGATGCCAAGCAACTCAACCGGATATTTACGGAGTATTGCATATTCATGGACGACAAGAAGATTGCCGGGAGCCTCGAAGCGGCCCTAAGAGCCAACTCTCTTGCCGACCAGTACAACGTCAGCCTTCCCGAACGTAACCGGATAGCCGACGAGTTGCGCAAGTGGTACATGAGCGAGCACAGAGACTATAAGGAGCCTGTAAGACAACTTGATTTATTTGACGGACTATGAAAACAAAACGAAAAGAGCCTGAGTTATTCCCCAACACGCCAGAGATGAGGTGCAGAGACTCCAAGGGGCGCTTTGCCACTCCCGAAATGGCATACGCCGACCGCGTGTCAAGGGAGAACAGATTCCTGCGCCTGGAACGGGAGAAGTATAAGAGAGCATACTTTGCAGCTGCCGATATGTCAAGCCGATGGCACCGTAAGTATATCGAGTTGCTGAATAAGATTAAAGAACTTTGTAAATAGAGCGATTATGGCAAAGAAAAATTTCTGTTATTGTAAAGGCGAGAACTGCCTTTTCAAAATGACCTGTCTGAGATTCCTTGACGGCCTGAAAGCAATGTTCGAGGAAGGCCACTTGTGGATGGATGATTGCGGAGAGGACAGAGAGCACTACATCGAGACGAAACCGAGATTTTGACAATCTGGGAAATGAGAGGTATTTTTATGTACTTTTGCAACGAATAAACCAAAATATAACTGATATGGAGAAGGTGATTGTAACAGGCAGTGACGGCTTTATTGGCCGTCCTCTTGCCAAGAGGTTGAGAGAGTTAGGTTATGAGGTTATCGGAATAGACCGCAAGAGCGGGCATGATGTCCGAGAGGTGTCAGGCCTGCTCCGCTCAGGCGGCATAAAGTGTGTGTTCCATCTTGCGGCTCAGACATCTGTATTCAATACAGACCATCAGAAGATATTCGATGATAACCTGGAAGCATTCTACCATGTCTGCGACCACTGCAAGATGTATCGTGTAAAGTTGGTGTATGCAAGTTCCTCCACAGCGGAACCCTGCAACACAACAAGTATGTATGGCCTCAGCAAGAATTTTGCAGAGAGGTACGCATTTTTCTATAACAGGGAAGCAACTGGCGTTCGCCTTCACAACGTGTATGGAGCAAACCCGCGTCAAGGGACTCTTCTTCACACGCTCATGTCTCGTGAGTGTGTAAAGCTCTACAACAACGGGGCAAACATCAGATGCTTCACTTTTATAGATGATATCGTGGAGGGGTTAATCCGTGCAGCCTCAAGCGATGAGATTCTGCTCAACTGCGTGAATCAGGAACCATTGACTGTCCTTGACTTTGCGAAGAAAGTCCAGCACTTGCAGATTGAGCACTCAATGAAACCCGTCAAGCTGCAGATCCTGCCGGACATAAGGGAATACGACAACCCCGAGCAGGTAGTGAACAATAGCATCCCGACCATCAGTCTGTGTTACAGGTCTGTTGATGAGGGGCTGAAACTTTGTTTCGATGAGAAAGAGGAGTAAGATAGTCCGCATGGACGAATGGGATAAGGAGCCCGTGGAGCGCAGGCAGAAATGCCGCAAATGCGACTTCACGGACGCTTTGCGTATGCACGTCAAGCATGACTACCTCTATTACTCCCTGTTCAGGCGCACAAAGGAAGGTGTGGACTTCGACACCATCAAGCAGAGCGAGGAACACGCCCGCATTATGGCAGAGAGGGCGTGCAGCCTCATCGACCGCATTATTCTCAATCTGGAGGGCTGGTGTATCGTCACTACTCCGAGACGGAGACACTTTGAGGGTTTTCATTTTTCCGAGTTCGTGAGCGGGTTAATATCAGATACAAAACACATACCCTTTTACAAAGGTTCTGTACAATGTATCACAAAAGACAGACTCAACCCTGAGTTCCATCTTCTAAGAGAGATACCTGAAAGAAAAGTAATCATATTTGACGATATCATAACAACTGGAACGACACTAACTGCTACGAGAGCCCTTTTCCAAGATAAGGAGCAAGTCGTTTGCATCGTAGGCATATATAACAACTGATATGAAGAGAAAACAGAAGAACACCATAGCAGACGGAACACTTACGGCGAAGCAAGAGGCATTCTGCCGACATTATGTGGACACAGGCATAGCAAGTGAGGCGTACCGCATGGCGTACAACACGGAACGCATGAAGCCAGAATCAATCTGGACCAATGCAAGCCAACTCCTTTCAGACACAAAGGTTTCACAAAGGATAAAGGAGATACAGCGAGAGTACGCAGAGACATCGAAGGTGGAGAGGCAAAGGGTAGAACGAATACTCATGGACATTATCAGTGCTGACCCATCGGAGTTGTATGTTTACGATGAGAAGACGGGCAAGTACCGCCTTAAGTCTCCATGTCAGATGCCCAAAAGGATAAGAAGCGCCCTGAAGACCATCAAGAATAATAAGGGTGTCGTGTCCTATGAGTTCAACGGTAAGACAGAGGCCGCAAGATTGCTCGGTGCCTGGAACGGATGGAACGCTCCGACACAGATTGACATAGGCGGCGGTAAGACAAAACAAGAAATAAGAATAGGATTTGACGAAGACGAATAGCATAACATGGTAGTCAATTACAAGAAACTCAACCCGAACGGATTTTATTGTCTCCAGTTCTTCAATGACGAGACGATAAGGTTCATAATCCTGTTTGGCGGCTCATCATCCGGTAAGAGTTATTCTGTTGCCCAGACGATACTCATACAGACGCTCTACGATGGGGAGAATACGCTTGTTATGCGCAAGGTAGGTGCGAGCATCTTGAAGACTATCTATGAGGACTACAAAGTATCAGCTAAGAACCTCAGAATAGACAAGATGTTCCGCTTCACGCAGAACAGCATCAGGTGTATATACAATGGGGCCAAGATAGACTTTAGCGGTCTTGACGATCCGGAAAAGATAAAAGGAATATCCAACTACAAGAGAGTGCAGCTTGAAGAGTTCTCTGAGTTTGAGATTGAGGATTTCAAGCAGATACGCAAGCGTCTGCGTGGTAAGAAGGGTCAGCAGATCATTATGACCTTCAACCCCATCAGTGAGACACACTGGATAAAGAAGAGCTACCTTGACAAGGAAAAGCTGCATGAGATACCCATGAAGGTTGTTATCGGCGGTCAAGAGATACCCGAGCAGCTGACAAAGGTTAAGAGGTTGTTGATGAATGAGCCTAAAAGTGTACTGAATGTCCGCACCAAGGAGATAGAGCAGCACCCATCAGATACCGTAGTCATACAGAGCACCTACCTCAATAACTTTTGGGTAGTAGGCTCTCCAGATGGTAAGTACGGATTCTACGATGAGCAATGTATTGCCGACTTCGAGAAGGACAGACTGGAAGACCCTGACTATTACAACGTGTACGCCCTTGGTGAGTGGGGAATCCTGCGCACTGGCAGCGAGTTCTTTGGCAGCTTCAACAAAGGTAGGCACATGCAGTCAGTACCGTACAATGAGAACCTGCCCATACACCTTTCCATAGACTCTAACGTGTTGCCCTATATCACCATATCATACTGGCAGATTGATTTTGAGAACGGGAAGCATTTGTTTCAGTTTCATGAAACGGCAGCTGAGAACCCTAACAACACCGTGCGCAGATCTGCAAAACTTGTTGCGGAGACATTGCACAAGTGGAACTATACAGGGAAGGTTTATCTTCATGGTGATGCCTGCACGAAGTCAGCAAACAATATTGATGATGAGAAGAGGTCTTTCCATGACTTGTTCATATCTACCCTCAATGAGAAGGGTGTGGAGGTAGAGGACGTTATCGGTGCAAGCAATCCGAGTGTGAGCATGAGCGGTGAGTTTATCAATGCCGTGTTTGAAGGGTCCATCCCTGGACTATCCATTACCATAGGTGACAACTGCCGTGTTTCCATGGAGGATTACCAGTCAGTGCAGAAGGATGCTAACGGCGGTATTCTCAAGACAAGGGTAAAGAACAAGATGACCATGCAGACGTATGAGGAGCACGGCCACTTCTCCGACACGTTCCGCTACGTTGTGTGTGACCTTATGAAGGAAGAGTTCATAGCGTTCTCCAATAAGCGCAAGAGGAACCTCTACGCAAGGGATGGTTTTGTCACCTTCTACAATCCTACAGGAGAGTACGAGTATAGCGACTCACTCTGCTATGTTATGCCGAACATTGAAGGCATGTTCCTGATGGTGTACGGCAGGAAGTGCGGAGAGCTGTGGCACATTATAGATGTTGTCTATACTGAATCCGTATCTACTGAGAGCATGAAAGCAGCGATAGAGGCGCGTGAGGCTCCAAGTGTTGTAATTGAGTGCAGCGATGCCTACTACCCATTCGTGCGTGAGATGAGAGAGTCCAGTACCAAGGAGATAAGGGTCATAAAAGAGTTCACAGATGTGGACAGCCGCATAGCTGCAACATCTGACTATGTGAGGAGCCTCATCAGGTTCAACGAACAGGAGGCGAGCGACAATATAGACTATGGAAAATTCCTTACCAGTCTGTATGACTATAACAAGGACAGTCAGAACAAAGACGCAAGTACGATTTTGAGTGGTTTTATTCAGTATGTAATTAAGCAGAGGTGAAATCGAGATTTTGGCATTTTGAAAATCGTATATTGAAATTCCGTACATTTGCACCAAAGTTGATAAGAAATGAAGTTTGAATCACTATTTAAGAACCCATTTGCCAAGAAGTCTGATTCACAGCCAGGCAATAGGACAATAGAACTTCCTATTGAGTTAGGCGGAGGTTCTGTTGAGAAATATTCGCCGAGATATTTTGAGTTGAATGTCTTGCCGTATTTCTGCGGTGAGAACTTTCTTCAGTTGTTTGAGACCGTTCCCGAAGTATTTTTCCCTATCAACTACATTGCAAGCCGCATAGCAGGTGCCACCTTTGAGGTAAAGCGTGTAAAGGATGACAGCATAGTCTATTACCGCAAGGAGTTCAACAAGTTTCTTGACCAGCCTAACTGCCTTATGAAGTTCCGCGAACTCGTGTATCTTCATTTCGTCTATAAGCTGGCAACAGGAAATGCCTTCATGCGTGCCGCTATGGGTGATTGCATAAACCCTGAGCGTCGTTGGCGTTGGTGTGACAACTTCTGGGAAATGCCAGCAGACCACATGCAGGTAGTTCCCAATCGTGACATGTCGCAGATGTTCGGAGTGGCAAGCAAAGAGGAACTTATCAAGGCTTATCGTATTGGCTATGGCATGATGGCCTACTACGACATCGATCCTGCTGAGATATGGCATGACAGGGACGGCAGACCTTCGTTTAACTACGATTCCCATTTCATGATGAGTAAGAGTCGCCTGGCAAGTCAGCAGAAGGCCATAAGCAACCTTATTGCCGTCTATCAAGCCCGTAACCTCATCTATGTTAAGCAGGGAGGATTGGGCTTCATCATTTCAAAGAAGCAAGACCCCACTGGCACCATAGCCCTCACGGAGAAGGAAAAGGAGTCCCTAATAAAGCAACACGATGCTAAATACGGCATCACTGGTGACAGACTCCCATACGGCATTAGCGATGTGCCTATAGACTTTATAAGAACAAACCTCTCAATATCTGAGTTACAGCCATTCGATGAGAACTTGCAGGACGCTATAACCATTGCTGGAGCATTCGGCATACCGAGCGTTCTTGTACCACGTAAGGACCAGAGCACATTCAGCAACCAGTCAACGGCTGAGAAGACTGTCTATAGTTCCGAGATTATCCCCCTTACGAAGCGATTCTGTCAGGACTTGACATCATTCCTCGGATTGGAGGCAGACGGATTCTATCTTGATTGCTGTTTTAAGGACGTTGACTGTCTGCAGGACGGTCTGAAGGATGCGGAAGAGGTTAAGAAGCTGCTCAATGAGCGTTGCAAGATGCAGTTCCTCAGCGGTATCATCACCATCAATGACTGGAGAGCGCAGATCTGCGAGGAGAAGCTGGAAGGAGAAGTATTCGACAAGGTTATATTCAATATGACCGACGAAGAAATAGAGTTTATTAACAGAGTTTTTAACATCAAAACGAGAGAAGATGAAAGAAGAAATCAAGCGCCTACAATACAGAACCAAGGCGAATGATGTGGATGATGAGAAAGGTATCGTTACCGTAGCGGTTAATGGTATCGGTGTCAAGGACTCGCAGGATGACATTTCTATGCCCGGGTCGTTCAATAAGACCCTGAAAGAGAACATCGGCAGGATGCGCTGGTTCCTGAACCATCGTACAGACCAGTTGTTAGGTGTGCCACTGGAAGGTAAGGAAGAGGGTGGCAATCTTATCATGACTGGCCAGTTGAACCTTGACAAGGAGATTGGTCGCGACATTCTTGCCGACTATAAGCTGTTTGCTGAGAACGGTAGGACATTGGAACACTCCATTGGAGTAAGAGCCATGAAGCGCGACGAGCAGGACAAGCGCAAGGTCCTTGAATGGAAGATGTTTGAGTATAGCACCCTCACCCATTGGGGTAGCAATCCTCAAACATTCCTTGTAGGTATCAAGTCAGCTACTGCCGATCAGGTAAAGGAAGCCTGCGACTTCATCCGCAAAGCGTTCCAGCAGCACGGTTACACAGACGAACGTCTTAAAGCCTATGATATGGAACTTAATTTACTTTTGAAGAGCCTCAACGGAGGCGTGATTGTAACGTGTCCCTGTTGTGGGCACCAGTTTGACTACGAGAGTATGCCCGAGCACACTTTCAGTCAGCAAGTGATAGACCTTGCCGCTCAGTTCCAGAGATGGATAACTGAGGACATTGTACGTCAGGAGATGGAGAAACTCACTCCCGAAATCAGGGAGCAGGTTACAGCCGTACTTGACATCGTACTGTCCAAGAGCGGTAAGCCTGAGTTTGAGCAGAAGGGACTGACAGACATAATGAGTTATGTTCGCTGTCCACATTGCTATAGTAGAGTTTATAAATCAAATGCGATTATTCAGGACGCAAGTACCGCAGCACCCTCTACTGCCACCCCTGAGCCGTCAGGAGACACTCAGAAAGAAGGTGAGCAGAGCTCCCAAGGGGATGATGTGAAGGAAAAAGCCGCCGAAGGCACTTTGCCCGACTTCAAGGAACTGAATCACATTTTTAACTAACCAATTAAATTTCAACGAAAATGAAAAAGAAATTTGTGACAGTTGCAGACTTCCAGCTGAAGATGGACGGTTTGTCCGAAGAGCAGAAGACGTTCATGAACAACATGCTGCAGCTCATGTGTGACGTTACCAACAAGAGCCTTGAGGGTACTATGAGCCCCGAGGATGTCGAAGACAAGTTCAAGAGCATCAACGATCAGTTGAAGGCCTTTGACGCTGAGAAATTCGATACACTCATCAAGGATAACAACGACCTTGTAGAGCAGGTTAAGCAGCTTGGCGAGACTGTCAAGAAGCTGAAGGAGAAAGGTCTCTCCATGGAAGTTATCAACAAGTTTGACGAGAAGGTTACCGCCATGCTCGACTCTGACAAGTTCAAGGAATTTGCCAGTGGCCATACCACCAAGTCCGGCTCTTTTGACGGATTCTCCCTGAAAGAGGTTAGCATGGCCGCCAACTATTCCGGTACCAACCTCATCACTCAGCAGACGGGCAAGGTTGTCTCTCAGGTAGCCAACAAGAAGTTGCACATGCGTGACGTTATCGCCACTCTGCAGGGTGATCCCGAGTATCCTCAGCTCGCCTTCGCACAGGTGTACGATTTCGACCGCAATGCCGCAATGGTTTCCGAGAACGGCACACTGCCCGAGTCCAGCATCAAGGCTAAGGAGGTTGTAGCAGCAACCAAGCGTCTGGGTACTCACATGCGTATCTCCAAGCGTATGCTCAAGAGCCGCGTGTATATCCGTTCCTTCATCCTGAACATGCTGCCCGAGGCCGTTCTCATGGCTGAGGACTTCCAGATGTTGTTCGGTGACGGCAACGGTGAGAACCTGCAGGGTATCGTGAACTACACTGGCGTAACCTCTATTGAGGCGCTCATCGGTACAGCCGTTACGACTGGTGCAGCAGGCAGCATCAAGAAGGTTTCCGGTTACAACAGCAATGCTGACACTGTAATCGAGCTGAACGCTGTGGATGACAAGATTCTCGACGGTATGATGATCACCGTGGCAGGTGCCACCGTGAATACAGGTGCCAACGGAACATTCCCTGTTCGTAAACTGAACGACCGTGAGATTCTGCTCAAGGGTGCAGCCTATTCTGGCGCAGAAAGTTCTACCGCCACCATGACGTTTACCGTTAAGCATAGCGGTTTCAAGAGTGTTGAGGACCCCAATAGCGGTGACGCTATCAAGACAGCCTTTGCAGTCATGAACTATGCTCAGTTCTCTGCAAACGCTATCGTGCTGAACCCCATCACCGTCAACAGCATTGCCAGTGAGAAGGACAGCCTGGGCCGTAACCTGAACCTCATCGAGAACCGCAACGGTGTGAACTACATCAACGGCAAGCCCATCATCGAGAGCACAAACATCGCAGCCGGCAAGTATATCCTTGGCGACTTCGTGAACGGTGCTAACCTTGTGGACTACACCGCTCTGAGTCTGGAATGGTGTGACGATGTTGACAGCAAGCTGAAGAATCAGGTTGTTCTCATCGCACAGGAAGAGGTAATCATGCCAGTTTACATGCCTTGGGCATTTGCCTATGGAGACTTGGCAAGCCTCATCACCGCAATCACCAAAGCCTAAACGTGAGTGTTATGAAAGTTATTCTCGAAGGTGAGGAACGTCTTGTTAAGACCATTATCAAAGAGAATAGGGTAAGGGTTAGCAGGGGACAGGTATCATTCTCCCCTGCCGACTCAATCTCTACTCCTGAAGGAGTGACCGAAGAGGAAGTTAAGAACATGGTTGAAGCAATCGGACAGAGAGATGCCCGCATTGAAGAACTCATGCAGGAGAACGAGACCTTGAAGGCTACTCTCGAAGAGAAGGCCAATGAAGATGCTCCCAAGGCTCCCGACACCCAGGGTGACGGCGAGGAAAATGACGGTGAAGGTGACAATACCGACACCAAGGAAGGTGAAGAAACCGACACCAAGGAAGGTGAAGAAACCGACACTACCGAGGCTCCAGAAGAGGGTGACAAGAAGGATGCTCCCAAGGCTCCCGACACAAAAGAGGTAGAAGAGGTACCCGACACCAAAGGTAAGAAAAGTTCAAAGAAATAAGACATGCTAATCGACGTAACATCTTTCACAAGCGGCCCGCGTCAGATTGAAAATGCAGTAGAGACGCAGAAGAACGCTAATCAGATAGCCGTAGCCGAGCGTATCAACGGGTACATTGGGTTTTTACAGACTGATTTCCTGAAGAGCGTAGTAGGCAATGGCTTGTGCCAGTCGGTTGACGAGTTCTCCAAGACAGAGCATGAGCAGAAGGACGAAAGTATGGAAAGCCTCATCGCTCTGTTAAAGGAGCCGTTTGCGGACTATGTGTTTTTCCATATGCTAAGAGATATGAACGTACAGCCTACAATAACCGGACTTGTCCAGTTGAAGTGTGCCAATTCCTATGTAAGCCCTTTGGAAAAAGGTGTGCAGACTTGGAACCGCATGGTGGACAATCTGGAAAGGTTTGTCAGCGAGGTTGATGTGGAAGGTGTTACTATCGAAAAGAACATGCTGACCCGTATAAATCAATTCAACCTGTAGTGATATGCAGCAGCAGAACATCATAGATTTACTCGAAGGTATTGTACAGGCATTATCCGGTCATATTACTGTCCGTATGGCTACAGCAAGCGCAGAGTATGACATTCAGCCCGACATAACCTACATCTTCGGTGACGCTCAGTACATCAAGGACCAGCTTGATGACTATAGCAAGGTGACCGGTGTTGAGAAGCTGCCTCTCATAGCCCTCTTCACGCCTGTAAAGGAGAAGAGGGGCCTTGTAGGTATAGCTTCCGAATCCAAGGTTTCTTTGCTAATAGCGTGCAGCAGCCGCAAGGAGTGGAGCAATGAAGAGCGAAAGGTTTATTCCTTTGAGAATATCCTTCGCCCCATCTATGATGCTTTCATGGAATTGCTGAACAATCACCCAATGGTTGAGAGTAACTACGACGGCAGTTTCCCGCATGTATATTCAGAGAACTACAGCTATGGACGATATGGTGCCTACACCGCATCAGGAGAGGCGGTAAGTGAGCCCATAGATGCCATTAACATTAGTGATTTGCAAATAACCATCAAACAATTAAATTGTATTCGAGATGAGAAAAATTCGTAATTGCATGGGTATTACCCTTGCAACCGGCAAGAGTGCTTGTCAGATTGATTTCGGCAAGATAAAAGCCGTAATCCTCGTGCCTCATGGTTCGAACCTTGGCAACACTTTCACGAAAGGTGTCTTTGAGGAGAAGTGTCATGCAGACGTTCCCAACCGTATCTATCCTATCGCAACTATCGTTGAGTATGCGAAGAACGGCGGCGAGCCTCAGACAAGTGCTGTCGGTTATGGCGGCAACGGCGTAACGGGTATCAGCGCCCAGACTGACACCTTCACCGTTGACAAGTACAGCGAGCACCTGGCAGCAAGCCTGACTAAGTGCATGAACAAGCGCTTTGACGCTTACTATGTTGATGAGAACAACCTTCTCATCGGTATCAATGACGGTACCGACATTCTTGCCGGTATCCCCATGAGCACTGTTTACCCCACCGTTGTTCCTCACCCAACTTCGAGCGCAAAGGCAAGCCTGACAGTTTCCTGCTGTCTGGAGGATGCCCGTGCCGCTATTGAGAACTTCGACTATGTACAGCTGGACTTCAATCCTCTGGACGAGTTGAAGGGTCTTGTAAGTGTTGATCTTGTGGAGACCGTATCCGGTAAGTACAAGATTATTGAGTCTATCGGCGGATATGACCGTACCGAGGAGTTCGGCCAGGCAGTTGCCAGCGGTGCAAGTTCTGTTCTGAACAACGTGACCACTGCAACCTACGCAGACGGATTGTTGACTATTACAGCCAGTGCCGGTGCTACACCGAGTCTTAAGGCTCCGAGCGTTCTTCTTGCAAATGACATTGCAGGTATCGAGTGGAACAAGACAGTGAAGCTCGCTTCTGCCTAAAGGAAAAAAGCCATGTTATTTGAAGGTGTCACTTTCGTTGAGCAGGCCATAAGGCCCATGAAGAAAAGCGACTTCATCAAGGCTCACAAGGATGTGCTTTGGCAGGACCGTGAACCGAAGGAGCGTGAGAAGATGCTCGCCGACGTTTACGACATCATCACAAAGCATAAGGAACAGAAAGAGAAAGAGTAGATTAACGGAGGGCTGGGCAGTTGAAAAGTCCAGCCCTCTTCAATTACAGAACTATGGCAGATTTCGACAGACTGGAGAGCGTGGTAAATGCTATCAGGGACGGCATCAAGGATAGCATAATGGAGTGTCTTGAAGAGAAGCGGGACATCATCACCATGTGTGTTACGGAGCAGTTGTATAGCGGTATTGACGGAGAAGGTGAATATCTGAAACCCACTTATGACGAAGATCCCTATTTCAATGAGTTTGGTCCGTGGCACGGTGCGAACTATGCCTACAAGAAATGGAAGGAGAAGATTACCCCGCCCATGCGTAGTATGAACCTCAACCTACCGCCGAGACCTGTTGCCGTTCCGAACCTCTTTATTACCGGACTATTCCATTCATCCATCAAGGCATCAAGGCAGGGTGATGTTCTCAGGGTTTTTACAAGCGGTTTTCAGGACGGCCCCCTTATCGAAAAGAAATATGGTGAAGCCATCTTCCGACTTACGGATGACGCAAAGGAGTATTTCAATATCTATGCTTTGCGCCCCTGGTTGAATGACTTTATGCAAAATTGCGGTTACAGATGAGTTGCAGTTGTGAAAGAAAGAAACTAATGAGCGAGCAGACAAGAGTCAGCGAACTTGCGAGAAAATGCGCCATCATGGAGCAGACTATGGTGGCAGTATATAGGAAGGCAGACGGCACATTCTCCTTTGCCCCTGTCGGTGAAGAGACAAAAGGAGATATTGTAGAATACAGACATTACCTTTAATCAATGGCAGACATTAAGATTACCGACCTTGTCGATGAGAAGGTCTTTGAGGAACTTGAAAAGCTCTCTGAGAGTATCAAGGGTGTTAAGGATAAGTACATAGAGGCAGCAAGAGAGCTGGCGAAGGGTCTCGAAATGAAGATAAGCACGTCCGGCGATCTTGAGAAGTTCAACCGTGGTGTTGCAGAGAGCGGGCGCAAAGCTCAGGAGGCTACGGAGCAGCTTAACGCCTCTGTTGAGAAGCAGCGCACCATAATAGGCCAGACCACGAATGTTATCAGTCGGGAGTTGGCGGAGATAGAGAAGGAGAACAAGGCCAAGCGCGAAGCCTTTGCTCAGGATAAGAGCGCCCTTGACATAGCTGAGAGTCTGCTTGGTACTCGTCAGCAGAACATACTGCGTCTTGCACAGTTGCAGGGAGAGTTGAAAGATGTCAAGAAGGCTCAGAAAGACCTTGACGACCAAGAGAAATCCGGCACCATAAGCGAAGAGAAGGCTACGGCAGTGCGTGCAAGCCTCATCGCAAAGCAGAGAGAATACCAGGCGGCCATTAAGGACCTTAACCTTGTCCTCAATAATCAGGAAAAGCAAATGCAGGCATCTGACGGAAGTTATCAGAAACTGTCTCTGCAACTTGAAATGATGAAGAGAGCATATAAGGGCCTCAGCGATGAGGAGAAGAACTCTGACATAGGCAAGAAGCTCGGTGAAGAGATAGGCAATATGGATGCCCATCTGAAAGACCTTGCAGCCGATATGGGAGAGTTCCAGAGGAACACCGGTAACTATGCCATAGCCAACCAGTCAGTAAAGACGGAGCTGAGGGAGTTGGTGCAGGAAATAGCTACTCTCACCATCCAGTACCGCAATATGAGCGATGAGGAGAGAGCCTCTGCCCAGGGGCAGGAGTTGGAGCAGAAGATGAACGGCCTTAAAGCCCGTGCCTCAGAGTTGAAGGATGCCGTTGAAGATGTGAACAGGGAGATTAAGTCGGGTGCAAATGATACCCAGTCTTTCAGCGCAATAACAGAGGGTATAAATCTTCTTATCAGTGGCGTGGGAGGATTGACTGCAGCATCTCACGCCCTCGGAATAGGCGAAAAGGACCTGATTAAGATACAGACTACTTTGCAGGCGAGTCTTGCGGCCAGCAATGCTCTGACAAAGGCGCAGACCGCCTTACAGAGTGAGAGTAACCTCATGGTAGGTGTAGCGAGGTTACAGGCGGCAGCACATGCCACCGCTGTAAAGATAAAGACAGCGGCTGAGGGTGAGAGTATCATCGTCACCAAAGCGGCCACTGTTGCCCAAGCTGCTTTCAACAAGGTAGCCATGATGAACCCTTATGTATTACTGGCCACTGGCATAGGCTTGCTTGTTGCCGCCATCTTCACCTTTACCAAGGCTACCAAGAGCGAGACGGAGGAGCAGAAGAAAGCCCGTGAGGAGATGGAGCGGAGTAAGAAGGAGTACGAGGAGTTTATTGATGTTGAGAAACGCCTTGCAGAAGCGAGGGAAAAAGGCGTAGAGTCATGTTCTGACGAGATTGCAACACTTCGTATTCTGTACGATGCCGCAAACGACATTACCCTTTCTTATGATGAGCGCATAGCTGCCGTGAAGAAGATGCAAGAACTATACCCTGCTTATTTCGGAAACCTACAAGCAGAAGTAATCATGGCAGGGCAAGCAAAACAGGCATATGATAGTTTAAGTCAGGCGATAATAGCAAAAGCGCTGGTTGAAGCTAAGCAGGACCTTGTTAAGCAATATGCGGACAAATACGTTCAGAGCCTTTTGGAAATGGGTGAAGCAACAGAAAAGTTGCAAAAGGCTATTGGAGAATTAAACACTTTTGAAGCAACAAACTATGGAGAAGGTGCTGACCGATTAAAGGATGTGTTGAAGAAATCCGAAGATGAAAGGGTTAAACATGGAAAGAGAATAAAGAGTATAGAAGAAGCAGAAATTGATGATCTAAACAAACTTCACGAAAAAGATTTCGAGGAACGTCGAAAAGCGAGACATGCGCAACTCGAAAAGGCAGTAGCAGACGCTAAGGTCGGACTGAATGAAGCGAGGAAAATAACAGAAGACTATGAACAGGCAATGCAAAAGGTCGAAAAGACCATAGACATTAACCAATTCATTGAAACACTAAATACTTCTGCTAAAAAAACCTCATCAACCAACACTGGAAGTACAGAGAAGGAGGCTACCACCAAGACCTATGAGGAAATTAAGGAGATTATCCTCCAGTACACTCAGGAGATTATCACCGAGCGTATAGCACTTACCGAGGAAGGCAGCAAGGAGGAATACGACCTTACACTCCAATACATTGAGGCAGAGCAGCAACTTCGCCTCATATCGATTCAGAAAGGCTATGAAAAGGAGAAAAAAGCCCTTGATGATTCCCTCAAAAACAAGACTATCTCACAAGAGCAGTATGATTCCTCCCTTCTGCAGCTTGAGCAATCGCGCAGGGATAAAGACTACTATGCAGAACAGAAGGCACTCAAGGCTAAGCAGGATGCACAGCAGAAGTACAATGATGCTGTCATAGAATCTATCCAGAAGAGATATGCGGAGGAACAGGAGGAACGAGACCTTAATCTTGTGCGTGAGATTACCGCCATAACGGAATCCCGAGCAAAGGGCCTCATCACCGAAGAGGAATACCAGAAGCAATTGTCTGACACCAAGATTAAATATGCAGTCATGACTGCCGAGAAGGAAATCGAGATGTTGGAGAAGGTTCTTCAGGCTGAGGCATTGGTAGCCGATAAGCGCAAAGAGATTGCAGGCAAACTTGCAAAGGCTAAGGCTAACCTTGCAAAGACTGTTGCCGACGAAGAACTCAAGAACATGAAAAAGACCGAGAGCGACGATCAAAAGTCAAAGAGAAAGCGGGAGCAGATAGCCAAACAATACATGCGTACCGCCTCCCGTTTGATAGGACAGCTCAACAGCCTTGTATCTGCTATCTATGACGGTCAGATTCAGAAGATAGAGGAAGAGAAGGAAGAGAGCGAGAAAGCCTATGAGAAGGAGGTAGAACAGATTGAGAACCTTGAAGAGACTGGAGCCATCAGCAAAGAGGAAGCAGAGGCCCGTAAGCGTGCGGCAGAGCAGCGTTCTGCTGAGAAGCAGGAAGAACTGGAGAAGAAGAAACAGGAACTCCAGTATAAGCAGGCCGTATGGAATAAGGTAACGTCTATTGCCCAGGCTGGCATAGCAACCGCCCTTGCCATAACAGAGGCTTTGCCTAACGTTGTCCTTGCCGCTCTCGTCGGAGCACTTGGTGCCATGGAGGTTGCCACCATCATTGCCACTCCTATAGCTACGTATGCAAAGGGTACCGGAAAGGATGGTCACCCCGGAGGACTTGCCATAGTGGGTGATGCCGGAAAGAGTGAGGCGGTTGTTTTCGACAATAAGATGTGGATAACACCTGACACTCCAACCATCGTAGACATGCCTAAGGGTGCTGTTGTTTATCCTGATGCCGAAAAGATTCCAGAACCAGTGTTTATGACAATAACCCCATCAGATTCCAAGGATAGCCCAATAGTTATTGTGAGCCATGATAGCAAGAAGCTTGAGCGTTCTGTAGCACAGACAAACCAGCTGCTCAAACACTCCATCTACATGCAGAGGAAAATAGCCTATGACACAGCATATAGTAACTACAAGAGGACAAGATTATGAAGAAGAGATTAGACCAGTTTACAATGGCTCAGTTTATAGACATCGCATGCGGTGACTATAGTTCTATCGGTGCCGACCCTGACACCTCCAAGCAGGTTGCAAACAGCCTGTTGGAGCAGTATAACAATATGGCAGACCCCGTTTCAGCTAAGGCTCGGCTTCTTGAAGATGAGCGGCGGTACCGGAGCGATGCAAGGATCAAGCTTTATCGCATATTCCTTAACCTTATCAACGTATATGACGCTTATGATGAAGTGAGGGATATCCTGCTAATCATCAAGGAAGACAAAATTGCCAGGCGTGACAAAGATAGTCTGAAGGCCAAGATTGAGCAGATGCTCAGGAGCGAGGAGAGCCAGTATGAGCGCATGGAGAACGAGAGGAAGCAGAGCTCCCAAGAGACATTCTCGGAGGATGAGTTCAGAGCGTCATTCGACATGCAGACCGCAAGACTTATGGCACACTTCAAGTTCTCCATTAACATTGAAACTGTATCGGCAAGTGTGTATGCCAACCTTGTTAATATGGCATGTAAGCAGCAGCGCCAGCAGGCAACCAAATAGAGGCTGATACAACATTTTTAGGGGGTTGTGTGTATCCATATCGACATACAACCCCTTTTTTATGAGTTCAAAATACAGATACCGCCATCTGTTGCATTCGATAAAGTCAGTAGATGTAAAGTGCGACAGAATACTGAGCAAACTTGAGCAAAGTGACAGTAAGGATTCCTTGTTTGACAGCATCAAGGAATCAGCGAGAGAAATGTACCTATGCAGCCTTGAAGAGCGTAGGCGTGCCGGTAACATAATAAGCATATCCAAACATGATTGAGTCTTTGTTACTAAGGAACCTTAATTGGATAAGGGGTATAGCACGTACTTTTTGCCGTAACAGAGACGATGCGGAAGACCTTGCCGGAGATACGGTCCTAAAAATACTTCTCAATGCAGACAAGTACGATGCCGACAAGAGTTTCCGCCTGTGGGTACTCGTTATCATGCGTAACACCTTCCGTAGCGGCAAGCGGCATACTGGCATTGTTGAGCCCTTTCAGAACCTCCCCGAGTGCGGGTTCTTTGACGATCCGAGTACGTACACCATATCCGCTGAATATCTGAGAATCATAGAGGAGTGCGCAAGGTCAAGCATAAGCGTACAGACCGCCCTTCTTTATGCTCAGGGATATTCATACAACGAGATAGCAGATATGCACAACGTGAGCCTGAATATTGTCAAGAGCCGCGTGCATCATGGAAGGAAGCTAATCAGCAGGTGCATATCGTGATATATGTTAGTAAAAGTTAAGGTGTTAAAATGGTGAAGTTTCTGTTTTCATATCTTGTCAAAAAACGCTAACTTTACAGATGTAAAGAAGAACAAAAAAAACAAGTCAAACCAGTAAAAACCAAAGTTATGGAAAAGAGAAATTACAGAGTAAGAGTTATGAAGTATGCGCACTTCCTGTTTACTACAACCGCTAACACCTGGAAGGTATGTCTGCTCAAAGCATGGGAGTTGTACAGACTTGCGAAGAAGATGCGTGAAGGTACTGTCAAGTTCGCATTCCAGAAGATAGACGGAACCCTTCGCTATGCCTGGGGAACCTTGCAGAACCTCCCTGCAGGTGTAACATCAGGAAGCAAGAGCAAGACACCATCCTATAAGACTTTTGCCTACTTTGATACTCAGAAGCAGGCAATGAGGTGTTTCAGAATTGAGAACCTTGTAACCATTTACTAAGATGAATAGAGACGATGCTTTTATAGTAAGGACCACTGGAGATATCGAGCCGGTGGTCCCGAAGAACGGGACAGACTTCAAACTTGAAGAGGTACAGAAGATTGTTCTTGATACCGTAGAGGTTGTATATGACAATGGCGAGTATTGCATGATAGCCAGCGAGAACGCCTTTGCGAGAAACCTATGGATTAACCCTGCAGCATCAGACATTGCAGAAGAGGACATGAAGGATATGGGATTGGATTATCCTCTTCTTATACTTGGTGACGTGCTTGTTTGTAAGAGTAATATGTTCAAGTGATATAGTTGCCCAATGAGCGACCGGCCGAGGCTTAATTTTTGTTGGCAGTTCTTTTGAAAATGCGCCTTTAATTTGAAAACGAACGTCGGAACTATCCGTTAAATAGTGAGCTCATGAAAACTGACTTTTCGAGAAGTCGGTTTTCGAGCCTTTTAAGTTCGTACCTTTGTATTGTTTTCAAAAGATTTGCTATATGAAGAAATTACTTTTTATCCTGGTATCGGTAGTATGTTTGCTATCATGCCGAAGCGTGAAGAATGAGAGTACCCTTGCGACGCATCACTACAGCAGTGGAGCCGACACCCTTGCAGCCGTATCTCTCTCAGAGAGGCGCGACAGTACGAACTATTACCATGGAGTAATAGACAGCCTTGCCACAGAGTTGAGGAACGTGCGTCAGATGTACCGTAACCTGTATGTGCAGGACTCCATCAACGAGAACCTATATAAGGCAGAGAAGGAGAGTATAAAGGATACTACTTGGATGGAGTTGAACCCTGACGGGAGCGTTACCTATCACCATTACAGAGAAAAGAATGTCACGTCACACCAGCAGCTTGAACGTTACCGGCAGCAGATAGTGAAGGAGAGCAAGGCAACCATAGATAGCCTCATCAAAGAGAATGCGCACCTGAAGGCCCAGTACGACAGTGTCTATAGATTCAAATCCATTGCAGACAGCCTTTCCATATACAAGGCGAAACTCGACTCCATATCCGATTCTGTCAATGAGAAGGAAACGGAGGTGGTTGAGAAATTCAGCTTCTTGAGATGGGTGAAAACTGTTGGCGGTACCATCATATTCTGTGTGATAGTCGTTATAATAATACTTGTGTATCTGAAATTTTTCAGACGCTAATTCCATAATCACGATAGTATGTCGGCATGGTGAGTAAGAGAATTACCCACCATGCTTTTTGTATGCCCGAAATCGAGATTTTTCCGTTTTGGGAATCGTGATTCTTTTTTATATACCTTTGCTGAAAAATAGTAAAAATATGCTGTGTAAATACTACCTTCAACTTGGATGCTATGCTATAGATACTGACAATCCCGAATGTATGGATGTATCAAGCATGATTAAGAACCTTGACAGCATCAAGGTGTCATACGCCCGCGTTGACCTTGGAGGTGTAGTGCGCAAGTGCGGAAGCTCTTTGGAGTTCACCGGAAAGGCCTACGATGCCATAATAGCCCACTATGAAAAGCACTACCTGCAATCAAGGGGAGTGTTTGCCGTATATATGGCAGACAACAACTGGAACTATAGCAAGGTGTGGGAGTGTCCTCTTGATTTTGCCACTCTCCAGTACGATGCCAATGTAGTCACCATAGGTTGCGTTGATAACAGTGCAGCCGCCATCATCAAGGCAAACAAGAAGAGTAAGTATGAGTTTGATGTGTCAAGCCTGAAAGACCCTGCAAACTTGTTGTACAACGGTGTCATAACAAGGCGCACGTTCTCATTCATTGTTACAGGAGAGACACCTACAGGAGAGTCAACTACTGACATGGTTTCTTCCAAGGACGTTACGATTACAGGTTCCAAGGGTTATTACAGTATGTACATTCCATATATAGGAGTGTCTGCAGATGATTTCGGAAGCGAGCAGATAACATGCTATGACCAGCAAGAGGAAGCCTCATGGAGTAATGCAGCCAACGGAAAGGACGACGGTACATTGATGAAAGCCCTTATGGATAGGGACAGAGCGGGTTTCATTACTTGTATAACGGACTGTTCTGTCCACATAGACATGGATGTACACTTCACTAACCAGTATGGTAATTGGTGGAATGGCTGGCTATTTGCCGTGAAAGCATATTTTATCCTTGTTGTTGGCAGTACCGTAGTCTGGAGAAAAGAAGTCACAGACTTCAATAGTGTAGATGTAAATATACATGGAGACTTTGCAATGGCGGCAGGAGAGAAGATGGCTTTTGGGTTGAGCTTCACAAAAACGCAAACTGTGCATTGGTCTGGAGCACGAAAGCCCGATGGCACTTATGTTGGGAGTTCAAGTCTTGTATTAAACCCAGGCCTGCGATGGGGAAGCAATACCAATACTGCATTTGTGAATGAGAGTCACTACGACACCGACCCGATAGAGATAAACGTCGTAAAGCCCATATCCCTGTTGCAGAAACTCATAGACAAGATGTTTGCCACCCGTGAGGATATTTGCGTCTTTGGAAGAATCGAGGAAGGTGACAGTCTCTTGCCAAAGACACTGCTTGTTGCAGCAGAGTCCATCCGTAAGATTACCACGAACAAGATATATTCATCGTTCACGCAGTTCTGCGACTTTATGGAGGCCGTCTTTGGCTATGTCTATACACTGGAGCATGTCGGCTACTATATGGATAGGGAGCTGAGGGAGATAGACAGAGGTGAGCGGGTGCGACTGTCCCACATCAGGAAGTCTTACATTACAAGCAGGTCTATGGTAGAATTGAGCGACCTTGGCTACTACAAAATGCTGCCTATAGGAGGAATCATAAGTGAAGACCTTGGCGCAGATCTCGACTTGACAACACCGTTCACCTACGAGTGGGAGGCTGGCCATGATATAGGCTTTATGGAAGAGGTGTTCTATAATGAGTACGCAAACACCTTTGTCATTCAGGACTACAATACTGGCAAGTGGTATGCAAATTTCAGCAGGAACGATGCAGTCATTCAGGGAAGCTGGTACAATGATGAGAATGGTCATGCGCGTGAAATGATAGGACTCAACATCGGTGCGTTCCTCAACAATGACGGCACGCACATGTATGGTATCATCAGGAACGGCTCCATTATTCTCTGTGACGCAAAACATACTAACGGATGGCTCGACACCAACGAGAACAACAGTAGCGTTGTAAACCTTATATTCAAGCATCGTAGCGATATCTTCAAGTCAGAGACAATAAAGAGCCTGTTGAACGTCAACAACCTTTCTTTCCAGTTTGACGATAGCAAAGTCTTCAGTGATGTTGAGGTAGGCTATCCGAAAGAGGATTACGACAATGCAAACTCAGGTCTGAACGAGTTCAACTTCACGAACTACTACAAGACTGACAGCGACCTTACGGAGCAGACTTTGAGCCTCATCTGCCCCTATCGCGCAGACTGCTACGGGATAGAGGAACTACTTGTAAAGAGCAATAACAGCGAGTCAACGGACAGCGATAACGATGTTTTCATAGTCATAGCCTCAGCATCGCAGCCCGAAGATGGATGCTGGCAAATAGACCGCTCCATTACCGTGCAGAACGCCTATAGTGAGACCGTGTTCAATGCGGCCATTGCTCCGAACAAGATTGTCAGGAACAACGAGGAATACATTGGCTCATGCGCCAAGATATTGAAGTTTACCTCATCTGATGCCAATTCGAGTGCCATAATAGGCGGCACTTCTATGCACGCCAATATCAACATCACAAAGCAGCTTTTCAAGGTTGGCAAGATATCCATTGATACCGATGACCATAGCTTCCCTGAGACGTGGGACGGCCTCATCGAGTTCGCGTATGCAGGAAAGACATACAAGGGCTACCTTGACAGCATAGACATCTGTTTTGCCAACCTTGGTACCATAACATACAATATCATCGAAAAATGTATAGAATAAGTCCTTTTACACCAATCTTCTTTTCACCGTCAGACGATAAGCACGGTGTCAAGCCTAAGTGTGTGCAGGTGTTTTCCGAGACAGACCGCATACTCATTGAGGTGATAGCGACTGGAGAGGTATCGGCTCCGCCAAACCTGCTCATCCGTGACACCATGAATGGGTATGAGTCTGAATACCCTTGGAAGGCATGGGCCATGAACGCCACTACGACACTTTACTTCATAGAGCTTCAGGGAATGAGTGACGGCATATATATTGCAGTCATAGGTAATCGCACAAGTGAGGCCTTCGCCATTACAGCAGAAGAGACGGTTCTGCAAGATACCGTCCTCATCCAGTATTCCAACCTTGACAACAGGCAACGTAACGATGCCGTATTCTGGATAGACGGAATGCAGCGTTTCTTCGACTTCCGCATCCCTGGAGGGTTCAAGGATGACAACTGGACTTTTGCCGTCAACAATGAGCAGTTTACCACCAGTGACAACGACAAGTTAGACCTTTTCGGACAGGAGAGTACCATAAAAGCATTGACGATAGGCAACAGCGACGGCTGTCCCGTATGGTTTGCAGACCTCGTAAACCGTCTGCTCAGTTGCAACTATGTCTATGTTGACAAGGTGCGCTATACGAGGAACGAGAGCGAGGTGCCGGAGATGACTGCAGAGGTTGAAGGGCTAAAGTCCTACATCTTCACGCAGGGCTTGCAGAGGGTTGTCAATCTCGATCCAGTTTTGGAAGGTAGGAACCTGCTTGTCATGCGCAGGGCTGATGATGATTACAGAGTGACCACCATAGATAACGAAACATTTAACTTAATTGTATAAGCTATGACAGCAGAAGAGAAACAAGAAATCGTATCGGAAGTCATTTCGTCGATTCGCACTAACAGTGCACAGATTTTGGACCTTACGGAGGTGCAGGAATTGCCCTCTGGAGGTTATATTGAACTCAGCGGAGGCAGGAGGATAAGCGCATCCGTATTCCTGACCCTCATACAGGCTGCTATTGTAGAAGGTTCTATAACGCCCTTGACATCGCGTGTAGGTACGCTGGAGAATAATGTCTTGGCCCTTAACACCAACAAGTTTGACAAGGCGAATGTCGTTGAGGCTTCTGGCAATTCGTCAGAACTTGTAATGTCGCAGAAGTATGTTACGATGCTGCTTAACTCATTGGGCATTAGGATGGCTAACATCAATGTGGCGAAGGGGACGAATGGTACAACCAATTTTGAGATAAGGTTCACCAACGACCAAGGCAGCACTACAACAATAACCCTGACTGCGGCAACCACGTCAAAGGCCGGACTTCTCTCAGCAGCCGACAAGACATCACTTGAAGACCTGAAAGGAGCCAAGGTGACGAACATGAGGGTAGATACTGGTGAAGAATCCGTTTCCGTAGTTGTGGAGAACGTAACCCTTGGAGATGCTTTTGCGGCTGTTATCCCCAAGGCAGGGACAATACCTGAAGGAGAGACAGACCCAGTTGCAGGAGTCATGTCTGCAGAGCAGGCACAAGACCTTGACGCAGTTGTCTTGCAGGTATTCCCCTTGGAGGTTACTGTAGCCAGTTCCAATGCAGGACTCTTTGAGAAAGGCACTTCTGTAACGCCTGACGTGAGAATAGACATCATGCGAAGGGGTGTAACCGTCAAGAATTATGCTTCACTATCATCTACATTGCGAGTGGTTGGTGAAACCACCAACGGCTTGCGGCTTGGGTACGACGCAATAACAGAGAACACTTCTTTCAACATCGCAGTATCTCACAAGGGTACTACCGTTAATGTGCCACAGCAGCAGTACAGATTCGTCAACTTCATATATGGCGACGTGCTGTCAGCGGCTCCTGAGGCAGGAAGCATAGCGACTCATCTGCGAGAAGCAAGAACCCTTAGTCAACTCAGCACATCGACAACCTATAGCGGTACGTTACAGGCTGGCAAGTTCTTCATCTTCGGTGTTCCTGGAAATGTCACCCTCATGTGCAGGCACTCGGAGACTGGAGCCATTATCTCAGGCTGTACAACTGGAACCGTGCAGGTACCGAGACAAAACAACTACGATGTAACTGACCTGTATTCATACATCATTGTACCCGCATCTGACGTTGCATGGAATTTCAAAATAACAAATAGCTAAATTATCTGATTATGGCAAACAAAATGATTTTACCCTTTGAGTTGGGACGTTCAGCTGGAGGGAGAGGTGTTACCAAGTCTACTGAGATTGACGACGCCAGCGGAGTATCGCAGCAGGATATTAACGACGTGCAAAGAGGAGGTATCGTTAATGTAACTCAGTTGTACGGGCTTGAACCTTGCGACTTCACGGATGTGATTGATACAATCATAAACGAAGATGAGCATGCGGAAGAAAAGGGCCTTTTAACGCCTGGTATTGTACTGACATACCTGTCGTATGATGGCTGGAAAAGCAAGCAGTGGAATGGGGACGATGTAGAAAACTTTGAAGATCCAAACACGTGGAAAGACTATGACCAAAGTGCCCTCATAGAAGAGATTGCCCAGAACGACAGGGCACATCACGCATCTCGCTTCGCACGCGTCATTGAGGGTCACATCACATTCGAGCAGCAAAGTTTGCGTAGCATAAATTTCATAGTCGCATGGTGTAAGGAGGAGAACTGCTTTGCGGCGGTGACCGTAGCATCAACCATCAAGTACTACAGGTCATGGGTAGGGCAAGAAGAGTTCGTGAACCCCGAAACTCAAATGCCATACATTGATAAGCAGTATGTGTGCGGTAACAAGATATACATGTATGACTCAACCGCCAACAAACTCGTTGAGACTGGAGGCAGCAGTGCAAGCAGTATCTTCAATGTCACCAACTCCGTACCTATCAGCGGTTATTACGTTCTTGTGGATCAGCAGAACACAGAAATGTCTGCCGTTCACGCAGCATGGAGGGCAGACAAGGCGGCAAGTGGTCTTATTATGTCCTTTGAGATTTCTGCAGGTATCTGGAAAACCTACCAGTATATCGGCAAGACCGTGAATGAGACGAACTGGCTCAACAAGGACAACTGGAAGGACTTTGGTAGCCTTGCAGCAGGAAGTGAGACCTACATCGTCATAGATGAGATGATAGGCGCTCCAATAGCCGGAGAATACTACACGCTTGAAAGTGCCGTAGCGCGTCTCGTAGCCTATCAGCAGGAAACGAGCGTAAACTACGCCAAGAAAGGTCTCATCATTTCTTACCGTACTGGAGAGAATACGATGGAGACAAAGCAGTTCCAAGGGCAGGTTACTGACTTTGGAGAGGTCGGACTTTGGAAGGACTTTGGTGGCGGTACTGATGTAGAAGTTACTGACGAACCAGAAGAGGACAGCGAAAAGGCCTTATCAGCAGGCGGTGCATACAAGCATCTTCCTGTAGGCATGAGTGTAGATACCGAGACCGAAGGTGTTGCCAAGTTGCAAATGGTAAACGCAAAGGGTGAGGCTATTGGTGACGAGGTGCAGATTCCAGTCGGTACCGGCGGCGGTGGCGGCGGTGGCGGTGGTACCATCGTGACGGCTGCTTTCCAGTATTCCCCTCTGTATGGCAATGCAGGAACATCGTTCATACTGCGTGCCGCAGTACGTTCTATCACTACCGTAGGACAGTCTGAGCAGGAGAATACCATTGCCAGCATAGCCCTCTATGACCGTGACACGAACACGCTGCTTGAGACCTTCATGTTCAATAAGGCCTCATCCGCTTCGTTGTCAACATACGACTTTGAGATGGATGTTTCCCAGTATTTCACAAGGGCAGGAATCCGCAGGTTCCGTTGTGTGATTACTGACGATGGCGGCAACACAGGTAGCAGGAATATCAACGTGACAGCCGTTGACGTTACCGTTACGAGTGTGCAGACGCTCCAGTACACGCAGAGTACCGCTCTCGTTGTCGGTGGAGCCTCAAAGAGCATACCATTCTACAAGTTCGCCAACAATGCAAGTGACAGAGGTATAACCGCCATTACTGAAATCTTGCTTAACGGAGAGTGGCGGCAGCTGGGTAGCAGTGTCATTCAGGATACCTATTCGCATGGTATCACAATAGACCCGAAAAACTGTCTCGGTGTTGCCCTGACTCATGGTGCTTATCCTATACGTGTTCATGGCGTGGATATAGCATCAGGTGTTGTCGGAAACTACCTCTATTCGGGTATCTTCTGTATCGATGAAAGCAGTATTAATCCTCTTGTTGTTGAGAGTTGGACGTGTGACACCGTTAATGCTACAGTCAAGTTGTATGAGACAATAGTTGTTAACTATGCCGTCTATGACCCGACTAACAACGCTCCCACAGCTACCGTATATCTTGACGGATCATCAGCACAGAGTCATACCGCATATCGTTCCGTTCCTTATAGCTACACGCATCAGGTGACTGGAGTTGTATCAGACGGAACCTTCTCACATATCGTGAAGGTAGGTTGCGGATTGTCTTATGGCATAGAGATTCCCTTCCTTGTCAGCGGAAGCGTTATTGACGCAGCCCTGAAGAGCGGTGCTATATACTCTTTTGAGTTTGCCAACAGAAGCAACGAGGAGGAAAGCCATGAGATAGTGAGCAACGGCTACGAACTTGCCGTGAGGGGTTCAAACTGGAGCACGACGGGCTTCACTACATTCCTTGGCGAGAAGTGCCTGAGAATAGCGGAGGACGTTACCGCGACCCTCAACCATCAGCCTTTCAAGCCTACATCTATTGAGGCTAACGGATTGGCAATACAGTTTGCTTTTGCATCTAAGAACCTTGTCGATGATGATGCTATCCTGATGGATTGTTTTAACGAGGGTGTAGGTGCAGGATTCTTCGTTACAGGCAAAACCGTAGGTATATACTGCGCGTCCGGACTTTCCAACCATGTTGAGCAACGTGCATACAGACAGGGCGAGAAGGTGAGTGTTGCGGTTGTTGTTGAACCTGCCGCAGAAGGACTCGGTCAGACCCGTGGAGGTGTCACATACTACTTCATCAAGTTGTATCTGAATGGTGAGGAAGTGGCAGTAATCGGCTATGTGGCAGGACAGAGTAACCTCAATCAGGAAGAAAACATCTCTTACTATGGCACGCAGGGCGACTTCTACCTGTTCTATCAGCTGGCATGGGATGATTACTTCCTGTTCGATCAAGCGTTTCAGAACTACCTTGTTAAGCTGACAAAGACAGACGATATGGTAGTGGAGTTCGACTTTGAGGGTGTGATGGCTTCCCAGGCTGTGACAGAACTCGATATACTAACAACAAAGCTGCGTCCTCAGGCTACCGAACTCGCAGACAGAGGAATGGCATACATCATCGAGTGCCCCTTTAATGGCTCTAACATTGAAGGTCTTGACAATACCGTTTCCACTAAGGACCAGATTTATGTCACGCTGTACTACATTGACCCTGCACGTCCTTGGACTAACTTCGTGGCAAGAGACGTTGCACGAAGGAATCAGGGTACCACGTCCGCACAGCGTCCTGTCAAGAATCCTCGCTACTACCTGGCACAGAAGAAGGGTTCTACCTACAACAAGACAGCAAAGACAGGCGGCACTACGCTCACGTTGCTTAACACTCGTGAGCAGATTGTAGCAATGGGCTATGACGGCGAGTTGTGGGATAAGGCAAACGCCCTTGCAGCAATCAATAAGGTGCAGGTGCATGAGGATAGCATCCCTGTGGATATCATCACCATCAAGGTTGACTATAGCGATAGTTCCAACGCCAATGACTGCGGCATCTGTGACATGATGAACGCCACCTTCAGGGCTTTGGGTAGGAACTACATGACACCTGCTCAGAGAGCCTTTGACGGCACATGGAAGAAGGGGAGCGTAGAACTGGAGGGATTGGTAATGAACCATTCCACTGCCAACATTCCCATTGCCATGTTCCGTAGCAAGAGCGATACCGGCAGCAGCCCCTACTTCCACTCCAAGGGTAACTGGAAGGAGGACAAGAAGGAGCAGGTTGCACTCGGTTTCAATGACTGTCCTGGCTATAACAAGGGATGTCTGAACTATGGTGACTTCATCGAGTTCTACGGAAACCCGAATGAGACGCTGGCACAGACAAAGAGTCGATTCCTCGGTACGACTGGACTTGACACCTCTGCAACCTATATGCTCTCAATGTATTGCGGCAGCAGCTACAAGATAATGAAGCATAACGGCTCTCAGTGGGTTGAGCAGTCCGGCTCTATGGTCCAGAACGCTAACGGCAAGTGGACGGTTACGGGTTCCGTAGTCAACCCGACTGACGGCTTCGAGCTTCTGAACTATCAGGGCATGGACTGGTTCAAGGGCGTTTCGTCTGTTGCAGACATGATGGCACCCTCCACATCGTTCTCGAAGTGGGTGCAAGCCCTTATCGACGGTGGCGACATTTCCGTAGAGACAGTTCCTGCCTGGACGTACTACTATGAATGCCTGGTTGATGACGATAATCTGGCTATAGCCTACGCCCTCGGAAAGAAGGTTCCCTACAACCTCTACCGTTGGATGAAGTTCTGCGACAGTTGCGACTACGACACCTACAAGGATGAGGACGGCGACAACGGCGCAGCGCGTCTCGCTCTGTGGAAGACAGACCTCTACAAGTACGCTTCCCCATACTCCTGCCTCTCTTACGACGTGTTCACGGACTATTGTGCAGCCGTTGACCAGAGGGCCAAGAACATGCAGCCCATGTGGTTCCTGGAGGATGGCTGTAAGGTTGTGGACGGTGTGTACTACAATGCCGACAATCAGGCAAGCGACTCCACTACCGGAATGCTCGCAATGCGCATGTATCTGAATAAGGTCTATGACTGCGATACCTGCAACGGCAAGGACAATGATGGTGGTCAGACTGTTGACGCAGAGGTTGACCCGAACAAGCTGCCCGACCCTCAGACGGGTTACACCAACCCATACGCAGGGTACAACTCAGTCCTGTTCCGTAACATCTACTTGCAGCAGACTGTCAATGTAGATGCTCAGGGTACCGAACTCTCGCTTAGGACGGTAGCCTCAGCCATGCGAAGCTGCACGGCCACTGTTGACGGTCAGACCTTGCAGCCATTCTCACCTGAAGGGGCGTACTATTTCTTCGTTGAAGCACGCATCAAGCGCTGGCAGAAGAAGGTATCTTCCTACGATGGAGAGCGCAAGTACATAGACTTTACGAGTACCACGGCCAATAACATCTACTTCTATGCCCTGCAAGGATTGGGCCTCACCTCACTTCCTGCATTCATAGAAAGAAGATGGAGAATCCGTGACGGATTCTACGGAACCGGCAATTTCTTCAGCGGAGTGTTGTCTGGACGTGTTAATGCTCCCGATGGTGCCACAATTACGATCAAGGCAGCTAAGACAGGTTATTTCGGTATCGGTAACGATAGTAGCGGCTCAATCTCTGAGAGCGTCTATCTGGAGGCTGGAGATACCCATGTCTTTACCAACTTCTCGCATGAAGAGGGTGCATTGCTGTACATCTATCAGGCAGACCGTATGTCTATGATAGACCTCTCGGAAATCACATTGTCGAACAACTTCGACTTCTCTGTCATGACACTGGCTGAGGAAATCTACATCGGTAAGGTAGGCAAGGTCAACCTCACCATCGGAGCATACACCCTGCTGACAAACCTCAACCTTGGAGAGTTGCCGTTCTTGAAGAAACTCGACATCAGGGACACCCTCATCACCAATGTTGTATGTAGCAGCTGCCCACGATTGGAGTCTCTGTATGCGGCAGGCAGTCAGTTGGTACGTGCAGACATAGCAGACGGAGCCAAGATAACTTATTTGCAGTTGCCTGCAAGCTACAACTATCTGAAGCTTCGCTATCTGCCCAATCTAACCAGTGAGGGACTGATACTTGCCAACGCTGCCAACGTAACATCATTTATCTTTGAGGAGTGCGATAAGATAGACGGTATGGAATTGCTTCGGAGCCTCATCACCGGCAACAGTCAGTTGAGGAATGTGCGTATCAAGACAGTAAAGGCCAGCGGTACCGGAACAGACCTTACAACCATTATGGGAATGAACCTCGGAGGATATGATGCCGTAGGTAATGTAAGCCCCAAGCCTGTTCTCATCGGTACCTACAATCTTACAAGATACTATGAGGATGAAGAGGTAGAGGCATACAACGCCGCCTTTGAAGGTCTGTTGGTTAAGAATGTTCAGTACACCGCCATTCGCTTCCATGATACCGAGCAAGACCCTCAGAACATCACGAACCTCGACAACAACACTGGCTACGGTACAGGTGCAGTCTATACTCCAAGTGCTCACATTCTGAACATCTGGAACAATATGCACGCCGTACGTGCCAAATTCAACGAGCAGACTGGTAAGATGGAAGTTAGGCAGCTCAGCGATGCCACATACCTCCAGTATGCTGACGGTAGCGAATTTGACCCGTCGGACCGCTTGGGAGAGGGTTATGATGTTATGATGAGACCTGGCCACTTCTGGTACAAGGGTGTGAACGACTTCAAGAATCAGTTGAAGTACACCTTCCTGTCCTCTTTGGAGAGCAGGCCAGAAGCAAGCGGCGAGTATAGCCGTAGCATACTTGGGCGATTGTCACCATTTGCCAACATGGGCGTAAATCTGAACAACGTGACAATAGGAGGTATCTTCACGGATGCAAATCTGCAAGTAGTGAGCAACCTCATGTCATTTGCCTTTGATGTTACAGGCATGAAACAGATACGTTTCCCCGGCTTGAACATATCAGGATATGGGGCAGTGTTTGTTGATGACGAGGATAGAGTGACCGGCAAGTTCAATATGTCTATAAGTCACTCACTGTTCGACTTCGTTGATGGCGACTATGTCTTTACAGACGTTCCTGCAGGTTCTGTCAAGTGTTATTTCTGCTGCTATCAGACAGTAAGCCTCGATACAGAGGTTATTGCCACTGACAGCACAGAGATAGAGGCAATAGAACCCGACTGGGTAGAGCATAAGGATAACGAACTTATGGGAGTCTATGGAATGTATGTGGATAACATTGGCCGTGCACGTTCTATCAGCGGTGTTGTGACAAGGCGAGGCGACGGTACCTCTGCCACCTCTCCAGAGTGGACGTATGATGCCAACGGCAAGGTTACGAACTCCGTACTGCCGAGTGGTCTTCACTACACCTGCAAAGACTTTATGAACGTGGCAGAGATGCGCGGACCTGGTTATCAGCTTATGGACCATGAGCAGGATATTATCGTAGCTCAAATATTCTGGGCACTCATTGGCAACCGTCACGATCAAGACGTTATCGGACAGGGTACAAGTTCAGGTTATACCACAGGTTCCACGGATGCTATCGGCAAATCGCATACAAGCAAGGCAAGCGGTGTAAACAAAGCCGTCGGACTTGAAGGTATCGTGGCATGTAACTACGAGTGGAAGGGCAACATAGCTTTCAATGTCAAGTCGTGGAAGAACTTTGTGAAAAATTCCTGCAACGCATCATCTGCCGACGTTGTAGATTACAATTTCCGCATTTACGACCCGATAAGTGACACAGAGCGTGTTGTTCCTGCGCCAAGCGCATTGACCGGCTACAATGTGGCAAGAGTTAAGCATGGAAGATTCTGCGACACCACTCCGAGCAAACTCGACCCATCAGACAATAGCAGGTTCATTACGCACTATTGCTGCTATGGCTCTATTAACGGCTCAACCGGCCGTGTTGTCGGTCGTGCGTACTACTACGCGGTCGCTGGCGGCGGTCTCGCCTGTACGAACACGTACTACGCTTCTTCGTACTCGAGCACGGGCTTCGGGGCGCGTCTCGCCTTCAGGGGCGACATAGTCGAAGTGGACGAATAGAGCGTCAGAGCGTCGAGCGAAAATTTTGAAAAGAGCGTCAGAGGGAGAGCCGAAAGGCTGCTCCCTCTCTCGTTTGCAAAGTCAAAAATCGCCAAAGGCGAAAAATTTTTTGAGCCCAAATATGGAAATCTTTTTGAAATTGCGTACCTTTGCAGCGCGGAAGAGTCCAACGGCCGTGTTGTCAGTCGTGCGAACAACAACGCGAACGCTAACGGCGGTCTCGCCTATACGAACACGAACAACGCTTCTTCGAACTCGAACACGAACAACGGGGCGCGTCTCAACTAAAGAACTTAGGGTAAAACCCGATAATCGCATCTCTGCCAAGGCTACGTGTTGGCCATAGTATGTGCGAGGACTCCGAGCAACGGCAACAGCATCAATGGTGGAAAGCCGAAAAATATCTTAAAGTCCTGAAGGCAAATGGAATTTTCCTATCCTCTTGACAACCTCATCCCTGAGATTGTCTGCGAAGAAAACATGTACGATAGCTTTGACTATGTTATCGGGCATCTTGAATATGAGGAACAGCGAGAGAAGTATAAGCCACTCCGAATGTCTTATGTAGAGAAACTGACTGCAGAGATTGGGAGCGGCATTTTTCGTATATATAGGGAGGATGTGCGTGATATCCATGTGAAGGACGGGCCAAAGGAGAGGGACGTGCAGGCTCCTACCGTCTATAAGAGAGTAGGAATACATGCCATCATGGTAGTTGTAGAACGCTACACTTATCCGAGCCTCATCAAAAATACGGCTGCCTCAATCAAGGGAAGGGGTATGCACTGGATGCACCATATTGTAGAGGACGATATTAAGAACGTCCCACTGCTATGCAAATACTACTGGCAGAGCGACATCGAGCACTACTATGACAATATCAGCCATACCCTGATGAAACAAGAGCTGAGGAAATATGTTTGTGACGAGGTATTGCTCCCCATGCTTGAAAACTTCGTAGACTTGCTACCAAACGGACTCTCCAAGGGCCTGCGCTCATCCCAGTGTTATGCAAACCTCTTTCTTTCTCCTGTCGATCATGTTATGCTGAAACATGTATATTCTTACGTCTTGCAAACTGACGACGGAGAAGAGGTGAGGTTTCTTTATTATCGCTATTGTGATGACGTTGTAATTTTCTCCAATAGCAAAAAACATCTATGGAAGCTGCGCGACCTTTATGTAAGTGAGATTGCAAAGCTCGGCCTGAGGATAAAGCCGAATGAGGCAGTCCGCCCCATCAGTGAAGGCCTCGACTATCTCGGATATGTTCAGTTTGAGGATTACAGCCTCATCAGGAAGAGGATAAAGCAGAATGCGGCAAGGAAGCTGCACAAGGTAAAGAGTAGAAAACGCAGGCAGGAGATAATAGGCTCGTTTTTGGGAATGGCCTGTCATGCCGACTGCAAAAACTTGTATCACAAATTAACAAGTAAATATATGAAGAAATTTAGCGAGATGGGGGTGACCTATACTCCCGAAGACGGGAAGAAACGATTCCCCGGCAATACCGTGCGATTGAGTAGCATTACCAATGTCCCCATAGTTGTACTTGACTATGAGAAGGACTTGAAAACAGAGAACGGGGATGACAGATACCTTGTTTCCGTGAAAGAAGGTGAAGTGTTCAAAAAGTTCTTCACAGCAAGCAAGGAGATGAAGCAGATTCTCGACAAGATAAGCGACATAGAGGACGGCTTTCCCTTTGAGACAGTCATTCGTGCAGAACCTTTCGCTGACAACAAGATTAAGTACATTTTCACATAGCATTGTTTTTTTTCATACCTTTGCAGTAGGAAAAAATCTCAAAAGGTATGGAAAAGATTTTTGGCGCTAATCAAAGACAAGATTCCCTTATCAAAGTCGGTAAGGTGTATTATTTGTACTATGGCTTCGGCAAGGAGAATGATGATGCCGAACATGGATATAACTATAGGCACAAGTTTGACCACAAGCCTACTCCAGAAGAGATAAAGACATGTATCCTTGAAGCTATAGACAACGAAACCCGTGCCCGTATCACTGGCGGTATGGTGTATGATGGTTACAAGATTAACCTCTCTGTTGAGAATCAGTTGAACTATGCCATGTTCAAGAGCATGGGAAGATACCCAGTTGTTATCAAGGTGGAGGATGCAGAAGGTAACGATGTGACTATATCCCTGACAAAGGATAATTATTCTGCCTTCTATTCTAGTGTGCAGAACCATATAAAGGACTGCCTGCAGTCCTGCTGGGCTGAGAAGACAAGTCTTGATTTGAATTGCTATTCCATATAGTGTCATGGTTGTTAAAGTTTAGGGTTTTGGCGGTGCAGCGATGTGCCGCCTTTTTTGTGCGATTTTCGCAAAATAACGTACGAAAATCAAGAATTTTGTATTTTTTTGAAAAAAAGTTGTTCAAAAATTTGCATAATACGAAAATTCGTAGTACCTTTGTATTGTCAAACAAAAAGAGATAGAAAAATGAAAAAGAAATTTATTGAAGTAAGTGAGCAAGAAGAGGAATTACTCGCAGCCATCAGAAACTACAACAAATCATTTCCCGATGGTTATCCCGAACTCCTCTGGTATGCACAAAGGCTCTTCGACAACATGTTAAGACAGCCTTACGAGTGAAAAAGGAACCCTCCCTTCGGGGAGGGAACCTTATAACAGAAACAACCATTAACCAGTTTTTAATTATGGAAGAAGTACTAAAACAACCTTATGTTATTACAGACATGAAGAAAAAGCTAAAGGACATTCTCATGATTGTATCATGGAGGGAACTATCAAACACGTATTTCCACAAATCGTCTTCATGGTTCTATCATAAGATGGATGGAATAGACGGAAACGGAGGTCAAGGCGGATTTTCAGAAACTGAAGCATTACAGCTTCGCGGAGCTCTTATTGATATGTCAGAACGCCTTCGCAAGGCGGCTGATGAGATATTTTAGGTCTCGGCCCTATCTCGCCGATTGACAAAAGTCGCTGGTGACCGTCAGCGCAATTTAGCCCTGGAGGATAACCCTTCAGGGCTTTTCCTGTTTATTTGAGATTCCGGCAAAATGTTAAACGTACCGCATTTTGTCCTACCTTTGCATAGGGAGACAGCCCGATGGGAGCCAGTGGCCGTTCTTCCTATGTTTAATTTTTAATGTAAATTCAAAAATGGAAGGAAGAATAGGAACTTTGATTGTGTGCGGTTTTGTTGTGTTGCTTTTCTATATAGTAGCATTAGGTCTTATCTTTGCTGATTTGTGGGCTGGTGTGCGCAAGGCTAAACAGAGAGGCGAATTTCGCACCAGTGAGGGCCTTAAAAAGACAGTTGGGAAGATTAACAAGTACTTTGCCATGCACTTTGCCATGACGCTTGTTGATGCAGTCCAGATAAGCCTATTATATATGCTCTATCGTGAGTATCAGTATGATATTCCTATGCTGCCAGTTTTTACACTCATAGGCGTACTCTACGAAGCCTTTGTCGAGATTAGGAGCATAACGGAGCCGGCCAATATCAAGGAGAAAAAGCTGCAGGATGATTTCAAACGGTTGCTGCAAAGTGCTTTATCGGAAGCGTCTTTCCGTGAGCGTGTAATTAGTCTTATTGAGGATTGTAATATCAAGGATAAGGAGGAATAATGACTACCATATATAAACTCAATTCGAGAGGTGAGGGAGTCAAACAGATACAACGTGCTTTACACCTCATCCCTGATGGCATATTTGGTAAGCTGACACGCGAGGCTCTTATAACATGGCAGCGTGAGAACAGACTTACACCTGATGGTATAGCAGGCCCAGAGACCCTTGCCAAACTTTTGCCGCAGGTTGATGTCGCTAAGACAACTGCACGCCGTATTGACTATATTGCCGTACATTGTACTGCTACTCCTGAGGGTAAGGATAAGACGGTGGCGCAGATCCGAAACGAGCACATGACGCAGAACGGCTGGAGCGATATCGGCTACCATTTCGTTATCTACCGAGACGGGACAATAGCACGAGGGCGAAGTGTTGACAAGGTAGGTGCGCACGTTAGCGGTTACAACTCCCATAGCATCGGTGTAGCATACGTGGGAGGATTGGAGAACAATCCGAATGTACCGTATAGCAAGCTGAAAGCAAAGGACACTCGGACACCAGAGCAGAAGCAATCCCTGATGAGGCTCTTAAAGGAGCTGAAGGGTCAATATCCAAGGGCTATTATTAAGGGACATCGGGATTTCTCCCCGGACAAAAACGGTGACGGAATCATATCACCCTGTGAGTGGATAAAATGCTGTCCGTCATTTGATGCTTTGAAGGAATATTCCAAACTATGAATAAGGCGCGTCCGAGGGACGCGTTTTTTTGATGAGGCTCAAACAAAAAAAGGAGGCTGCACAGCACAGTAACACGCAGCCTCCAAGAATACCCCTCAACCACACAATCTCATCTCGCAATTGGGGTACTCTATATAAGATACTCATAATATTTGGAAAGGTTGCATGAGGGATATAAAAAAGCACTGGGGAACCACCCCCAGTGCCACACAAGTCAAACCAGTGATAACCAAAATGGAAATCTTACTGATTCGTTGGCAAAGGTACGACATTTCTTAGAGAACTGCAAACTTTTTTCACTGCATCTGTTGCAAGTTCAGGTGTTACCTTTATATAATTGAACAAACTCGTACCCCTCTTGTTCAGTTTGTGGCCCAAAATAAAGTCTATGGTACATTGCTCTATACCGAGGTCGAGAGCATGTTGTGCAAATGATTTACGGGCAGAATAGAAGATGAGCTTGTTAAGCCCCAAGTCCTCCGCTATGCGCTTCATGTTGTAGTCGAGCGTCTGGTGAAACCTTCTGCTTCTCGTTGATGAGGCTGAGAATAGCAAGCCATTAGGCTGCTTGTAGCGGTTGATTATTTCCATCGCCTCGTCTGGCATGTCAAACTCAACGTACTTGTTAATTTTAGACATTCTGTCTGTCTTTGTACGTTCGTAAATAATATGCCTTCCGCACTCGTTGAAGTTGATGCTGAGCATATCCACCATGTTAATTCCTCCAAGGTAGTATGAGAGCATGAACATATCGCGCACCTGACTTCTTTGGCGTTGCTTGAATGAGGCATCCCTAATCCTTGCCACCTCTTCTATTGTTAGCCAGGCATCTCTCACCTTAGCTTCCGGAAACTTGTATCCGAACCAAGGGTCTGTCTTGAAAGGTATATACATACACTTCTGAGCGAAGAAGTATAGAGTCATAAGGAAAAGCTGCTTACCTCTTATAGTTGTTGATGAATTCCCCTGTTCGGTAAGGTATTTCTCCAGTCCTATCACCGTAGAATAGCTCACGTTCTCCATCAGCATATCGGTCCCGAGGTATCGCAATATACTTCTGATTTGAATATCATATATAGAGCGCGATGAGGCTTTTATAGACTTAACTGTTACATACTCATCATATATTGAGCGGATTGTACGATGGCGGTACCTGTCATTGTTCTTCAGTTGTGACACAAGTTCCTCACATGAAAGGCTCTCAACGAAGACGAGATTGTCCAGAGCCTCCTGATACTTATCGAGCAGGCCACGCAGCTTCACGTTCTTGATGGCTGCGTCTGGCCGCTTGACTATACGACCATCCTTAAACTCTTTGTCTGAATCTATTGTAATATCCGTTACGATGTATCGTGTTTTTGAATTGTGTGAGACGGCGATCCTTATTTTATGCTTCCCACCTTTTAGTACCTTTGCAGGTACAATAACTGCGCTAAGATTTGCCATAATTTTGCGACAATAAAAAGTAAATGTTTTGAGCCAGAAGGACCACAAACCGACAATAAGATTTGCGTCAAAAGTGGCTCATTTTCTTAATTGGTTACTCTCTAAAGTCCGTATAGTTGCGTGTTTTCCGTAAATTGTGGCAGTTTTTAGTGCATAAATACTATTTTTTTGCAATAAAACTGCTTGAAACTTAGGAAAACTCGCATATTCGGACTCATTTGC